CACCAGGGACGGGCGTGGGTTCGCTTGAGAGGTCGCTGTGGGCGTTTCTAAGCCTTCCGGGGGAGGGGTCCGGTGGTAACCACTAGACCTAGGGTCTGGACCCGGCAGAAAGCGGCGGGTCATTGGACCGGCTCCGGCTGGGTCTGAATCGGCCAGCTCATCTCCCCCGGAGATATCGCCGGCTCGCCACTGCTGACGAGATACTCGCTGAGGCTCTCCTGCTGCTCGCATCGCCACTTGACCTGGAGCCGATGGAGATCGGCGGGTTCGTAGCGGGCGATGTTCGGGTACTTGGCCGCGAGGGCCTGGACGCAGAGGACAGACCCGAGGGCGTCGCTGGCGGCGTCGTGGAGTTCCTCGGGCTTCACTCCGTAGTGCTCGCAGAGGTCGGCGAGTTTGCGTTTGCCCTTCCTCCACTTGTCGACGTGACGGTCGAGCACGAACAGGTCGAGCATCGGGCCGTCCCAGAAGTCGTCCATGAGCGTCGGCAACCCGAGCCGCTTGGCCTGGCTCTCGATGATCGTCGCATCATAGGAACCGTTCATCGTGACGATGGGGATTCCCTCGCGGGTCAGTCGTTTGATCTTCGCCACCAGATACTCGATGGCTTCGTCCAGCGGCATCCCTTCGCCAGCCTCCTTGTCGGTGATGCCGTGGATCTCCGTGGCCTCCGGCGGGATCGGCATATCGGGATTCACGATTCGTGAATCGATCCTGACCCGGCCGGGTTCAACTAGGACGAGGCCATAAGAACAGGGGCGGGCAGAGAAGGGATTGACAGAAGTGGATTCAAGATCGAACCCGCACATCGACTGCTCGTACCAGCGGGCCGCGCTCAAAATAAATCCCTAACCGCGGGGTTTTCCGCCCGCAGTTCCCGCTCAAGGATGGTGATGAGCAGAGACTTCTGACCACCGACCTCGATGGGTACGGGCGGGTCGTCCTCGGTGCGGAACTGGGCGAGGGTCGACTTGACCTGTGGACCCTTCATCCCCGTCACCAGCCTCACGGCCTCGGCGGCGAGGATGTCGAGCTTGCCCTTGCCCTTGTCTTTGGCCTCAGATTCCACTGGGCGGGCCTCAGCGTCCACTGGGGGCGTTACAGTCCCTGTCGAGCGGGATTCCTCCGTCGGGGCATCCGAGGCACCCTCAGCGGGTTCGTCGAGCCACACCTTCAGCCCGTCGATCGCCGCCGCCAGGTGTGCGTCGTCCAGATTGGGGAGCGAGCCGTGGGTCGCGACGAGCCACCGCTCGGCCTGCTTGCGGTCGGCAGCTTCGGTGAGCAGTGCTTCCATCTGCTCCTCAGCGTCCTCCCGCTCATCGGACTTGACGGCTCCGACCCCCTGTCTGACCTGAGATTCCAAGGCAACCGCGTCGGGAAACTCAATCCCGAGATCCTCACTCTGCTGCGGGCGGTAGCGAACGACGGCCTCGTCCGATCCGATGCGTTCGGCGACCTCGGTGGTCAACGGGAGCCACGGCACCAGAGCCCTAATCACGGTCTTGCGGCTCATCGGAATCGGGTCACTTTTCCACGGCGAGCGGCTGGAGTTGGCGGTAGCCGACCGTTGCCGGCGCTCGTCGATGTCGGCCAGCGTCATCGCGTGGACGTGGTTACCACCGTTGGTATAGATGACCCGCCCGTAGTAATGGGTGATCGCTCCTCGGTCACCTTCGAGCAGAGGGCGATGCATGAGATGGTCGCCGTTCTCATCGCGGTAGAAATCAAACTCGTCGTTCTGGTAGACCTCGACGGCCACGATGTCCTTGACCTCACCGCTTCGACGGGCCAAATCTATGTAGCCCCGGTATCCGATCATGAACTGGCATTCCAGGGTGCCGTGATTGCGGAACGGGACAAGGTAGGCGTGCTGCAACGGGCCGAATTCCAGACCAAGCTGCGCGCTCTGCATGACGGCTCCGAGGACGGATTCCCGCGTGCATTCCAGAAGGTCCGGCTTGTTGCGTAGCTCGGTAAATATGATTCGCATGAACCGCTGCGGGTCGATCATCCCGGCCAGCCCGGCTTTGAACTGTGGCTCCAACTCGCGGATCTCCTGCTGGATGGTCTTGCCGACCGCGAGAGGCGCGGCTCCCTTCTCTGCAACTCGCTGGGCGAGGTCGGTGGTGGTGCCTTGGGTGGTGGTGGTCATGTGGTTACTTGCCCTTCTTGTTGGATGGAACTCGGATAGTGCGGTACTCAGTCGGCGCGACGGTGTATCCCGCGCGCTCGACTCGTTTCCAACTGACGACGGCGATGCCGTTTACTGTGCCGATCTCGGCATTTCCCAACATCGCCTTGATGCCATTCTCGATGCTGACGAGATCCTCCTTCGCCTGCTTCTCCGCGATCTTGAGCCTGGCTCGGGTTTCGATAAGAGGCAGGATCTCCTCGGGGATTAACTCGACTTCAGCCCCTGGCTCGGGAAGGGGATAGCGGAGCTTCAGCGCCTCGGCGGTGGATGCGGTGCCGTCGATGCCGGGAGCGGTGTCAGATTCCACTAGATCCCAAAACCGCTTCTCCTGCTCGATCACGTCGTCGATGAGAGTCTCGTTCCGCTCCACTTCGATGAGCCGCAGTTCCTGGCCTCCGATGAGAACGGCGAACACGACCATCGGCAATCCGGTGACCGCCAGTTCGTGCATTCCCTGGAGCATGTAGTGGTCAGGCACCGCGCCGTCGTTCCATTCGCCGGCCATCCGTAGGCCGACGTTCTTGGCCTCGACCGCGAGGTCGGTACCGACGGCATCCAGGTTGACCTGCATCCACGGGTAGTCCTTGGAGCGAAGCATGACCGGGTAAGGACTGACCTCGGTGGAGGTCCGCTCCCCGTATGCCTGGACGATTGGAGCCTCCAGGCGACGGCCCCACTCCATCCGCTCGTTGTCCTCATCACTAGCGATTCCATGGGCTTTGTCCTCGAAGAGGGCATAAGGGGACTTCCAGGGATTCAGCCCGAGAGATGCTGCGGCATCAGAGCCGCCAATCCCCTCCCGGCGTTTCTCTAGCCACACCTCGCGGGGAGTGGTCAGGGTGTCGTCGAGCACGATGTCAGCGTGCTTGGTGATGGTTCCGATGGTGTCTTCGATGGTCATGACTTCACCTCTCCGTCTTCGATCACGGCCACAACGTTCATGTGCTTCTCTCCTTGTTTGGTTGGTATAGATGAGACATTACGGACGAGGTGTGACAGGCACCTGACCTGGGCTTATATCGGGGTCGAGCGCCTCGGTCGGGTCGGGAGAATATGTACGGCTGACGGGGTCGAAGCCGTTGTCGCGACACCATTGGCCGAAGGTCGCCACGGCGTCAGGGGTGGGGTCGAGGTGGTCAGTCATATCTTGACCTCGTGGACCCGGATCTCTGCTCCCGGCCACGCGGGTATCCCTCCGGGGGCCAAGATGGTCACGGCTCGCAGTTGCCCGCTATTGATGGTCATCTCAATCACATCTGGCCCCGGCGAACCCTGACGCCAGTTCTCCCATCCAGTGATCTCCGTTTCCGCTTCGGCGACGTCGATGCCGATCTGGTATACGCCGGGTGCCACTGAGTCATCGGCCCATCCCACTGCCATCCCGGCGCCTTGGACCTGCCACACGTTGGTGATGGCTCCTACAGTGAGCGCCTCCTGGCCGATCATCGCCATCAACCGCGCTCGTCCGTCGAAGCGGAGAGCGCCTCGCCGAATCGTGCGGCCGTCAACGGTTGGCGCCGGTAGCCAGAGGAGCCCGGTCCATAGGCGGCTCACGACATCCACCGTCGACTGGCGAAGACAGCGAAGAACACGGCGCCCTCGATCATGAGCAGCAGGTCCACCCAGCGGTACCAGGCGTGGGTCGTAAGAAAGGCAGCGCCTCCGAGGACGGCGAGCACGGCCCAGGGCCAGGGCGAGAGGAAGATTCGTCGGCGGGATGGTTCGGCCATGTGGTTCTCCTTGTTGGGACAGGAGTATAGCATCCTATCCGGCGAAGGGGCGGGACCGAAAAGACACTGGCCGGGACCCCAATTCGAGAAGAGGCCCCGGCCAATGTCCAACAAGGGAAGCTAGGGACATGACGCCCGCTTCCACTCGCCACGTAGCGGCGCGGCGAGGAGAAGGCCAGCATACGCGAGAACGGGTGGGTGGTGGGTGCGCTTCTGGCGCTTGACTCACAGCAAATGCGAAGTCGTCGCGTCGCTCGGTCCCCCACCGGAGGCCGGTGCCCTGGCCGGATTATCCGGTATCACTCCGAGGTCCAATGCCGAATCCGGCAGTCGCCCGGACGATGACCTTCACTGCACCGGTCGGCTTCCACCCGAAACTGTAGGCACTGGCACTGGCTACCCAAGCGAGCAGGATGGTGCCGACCAACTGCTCCCATTGCGAGGTCCCTCGCGGCGGGGTGGTAGCGACGGTGGCGACCGCTCCGGCCGAGACTGAGAACACCGCAGCTATCGCTGCCTTCATCCTCGCGCTGGCGGTTTCACGAGTCACCGCCGCGGTGAGTGCCGGGATTACGGTCCCGGCCAATAGAGCAATAAGGACCCCGAGGGTCACCCTGGTCGCTCCAACCTGTCAAGCGGCGCGCTCATTCTTCCCCCTCACATTCCGTGCAGCCGATGATTCCAGTGGTCGGGCAGCGCATCGGGTCGGGTCCTTCGTAGTGGCACGGGTCACGCCGACCGTCGATCACGTCCTGGCAGGGGCACGCCGTGTCTCCGTGGGGGCACGGGCGCCAAAGTGGTGCGGTCACGGTGCCTTGGCGCCGACAGCAGCAGCGACAACGCCCTGAGAGACGATGGCAGCCTTCTGCGCGGAGCGGTGGGTGACGAGGTTGAACACCTGAGCACCGCCGGCAATCAGCAGCCCGACGGCAGGGATAACCGACTGCACAACCGCGGGCTCGCGCCAACCGGGGTGGAGAGCGACGATGAGAGCGACGGCGCCCGTTGCGAATGAGGTCAGATAGGACGTGACGCTGGCCGCGTCGGTCCAGGTAGGCAGGGTCGCGGCGCTGGGTGTGGTCCCGAGCTTGGTCATAGTGGCTCCTTCGTTGGTGGGTGGACTAGGCCTTCTTCTTGACCCGAGGCTTCGAGGTCGGTCGTACAAGCTTTTTGGCAGCGGACTTCTTCTTAGCTTTGACCGGTGCCGGTGGATCAGGCGGTCGGGCCTTCCCGAACGTGAACGGGATTGCATCCAGCTCTCCGACAGGCGGCAGGTCAGGAATGCCGGGGGTATTAGAGATGATGTGCGCCAGATGTCGCTTGAGTTCGGCACGCTCGGCGACGTCTTGGTCATGGTGCGCTTGCAAGGCTTGATGCGCCTGATCGATCTTGGCATGGATTTTGCCCAGTTCACGCTTGATGAACCGGCGCACCGCGGGTACGAAGATGATAGCGATGGCGCCATAGACGACAGTTTGCGCCGCCGCCTCGGGGCCATTTCCCTTGAGCGACGGCCACATGTACCCATACCAAAATGACCACAGCCAATGCACTAGCTGACCACCAGTTCAGCCGCGTAATTGTTGATCTCATTGCACGCGTACAGTTCCGGCTCCGAGGCACCGTCATCAGCCACGATGATGTAACCGTTCTGGTATCGGTCATCTCGGGCGATGCCCACGACGGGCTTGATCCACGCCGGGTTACCGGGACTCGACCCGTGAAAGCCAGCGTCTCCGAAGGCGAAGATCCCGCCATCCGACCCGACCAGCCAGTAGCCGGCGCCCGTCTTCGTATAGGCACCTCCCACGATGGGTGCGGCGGGCGTCGCGGCGTTAGTGCCACCGGGCGGCAGGGCTGGATTGATCTGCCCTAGCGACCCGTGGTACTGGGAACCGAAGAAGTTGTACACCCCTCCGTTTGGGCGGACGACGGCGATACCGCCGGTCGGGTCTTCAAAGGCCATGTCGGTTCCTACTTTCTGCGGCGCGGGCGGTGCTGCGATATTGAACAGGGCATCGAAGTCAGCTTGGCTTCCGATCCATTCCGAGGCGTCCACGTTGCCGTGGATACCGTTCACTGACTGAGTTTCGGTAAACTGCCAACAGTCCCCGAACCCGTAGTTCTTCCCGTAGCTCGCCGGCCACAGAAGGGCTCGGATGCCCGACTGCGGGAGAGTCGATGCCGAGCCGTAGTCCATCTCCTCGTCGGCGGGGAGATTGAGCGCGGCCAGGAAGGCGTTCTGCCAGGCGACATCGGTGTTGGTCTCGCTGTCGAGCACCCGGGCCCGTGAGCCGGCGACCGAGACAAAGTGGGTGGCTTCGGCGGCAGCGTCGGTGAATTCGGCGAAGTGGTAGGCAAGGACCGGGACCCCGACCGCCTCAAAGCCCGCAGCGTCCTCGGCGAAGTAGGGGTTGGTATACCCCGTCCCGTCCGTGGCCTTGATGATGGCGGCGATGACACCGGCTGCCTTGGCGGCGGCGTAGTCAATTGGGTGAGTGTTGTTCGAGCTTAAATCGACGATGAATCCGGGCAGGGCAGTTACGAGCACAGCGCCCGCTCCTTGCGAATCTCCGTCACCGTTCCGAGATACGACCTCGGCTTGTGAACTCGGATGCCAAGTGCCCGTCGCATCCGTCGCCGTTCTCGCTCGGACGTGCCGGCCCACAGACCGTGGGTTTCGTGGCGAAGGGCGTGATCCAAGCAAGGATCAGAGACAGGGCAGTGGGCGCAGGCTTCTAGGGCAACTGGACTCGGGTGCTCGCCCCGGTTCGTAAAGAATGCGTCAGGGTCGATGTGCCGACAGGCCGCGTCCAACTGCCAAGCGGCCTCGGGCATCACGGGAGCTTGTGCTCGATCTTGGCGATCTCATCCTCGGCGAACTGCTCGACATCGTGGATGACCGTCTCGGCCTCGTGCTCGATTGCATCTTCAATCGCAACGACCGGCCCCGGTGCCGGGGGAGCACCATTCGACACCGGAGCCGGAGCTTGCACTTGTCCGCCACCGATGGAACGGATGTCGTTGAGCAGCGCGGTCAAGTTCATCTGCGCGTTGGCTGCCATCTGCGAGTCAACTACCCCCCACGCTTCCTCGATGCAGGCTGCGCTCCATTCCTTCGTGGCCGGTTGAAGCGCGCCCCAGGTGACATATGTGTCCTCGTCAACGGTTGAGCGAACCTTGACGATCACATGCCCTTCGTTCGGGTCGGGGACTTCGCCGTTCGCTACCGTCCACGGCAGGCCCTCGCTGAACAGTTGGTCGGCATCGTCAGTGAGATTGACGCCACAGATGATGGCGCCGAATACACCGAGCGCCGCGTCGATGTCCGACACACGGATCGGCACGTATCCGGCGATCTTCTGACCGAAGAACCCTGACGAGAACCAAGCGTTCATCATGGCGCTCACGACCACGCCCTGATCCTGTCCGTTGTCAAAGGCCAGGTACTCAGTCACGACCTCATCAGAAGTGTCGGGTACGAACGAGGCTTCGTGGCCGCAGGCCGCGTCGGCGGTGCGCTTGTGACTCATGCCGGCGAATCCACAGTCACCGCACGGGTTGCCACCGTTGACCGTCAAGGTTGGATCTGGGCCGTTACCGTCCATCGCAAATGTGGCGCCGCCCGAAACGTCGATCGGGTATTTCGGCGTCGGGAGTGGCGTGACCAGGTACGCAGCCATCGTCTGCAACTCGGGGGGGAAGACCGCGGGCAGCCGTCCTCGTAAACCTGGGACGCGGGCCGGGGTAGAGGTGTCGGTCATGCGCCGTAGCCTACATAGCACACTCTCAGCAATCGTGGATGACCTGGCCCGTCCGATCAGGAAATCTCGCGGAGCGCGTGAAGATCCGTCGGGCCATCGGGCGTGATCGTCACTGGATAGGCGACCGGCACCGAGCCGATGACCGATTCCTCAACCCAATACCAACTCCCATCGGGGTCGGCGTTTTCATCGACATTGGCTACCAGCGGTTGAGAGATGGCGCCATTGACCAACTCGGCGATGATCGGGCCAGTGTCGACCGTCGTTCCTTGTGCGCCCTCCGACTGGATGTTCAGGGAGAATTGAACGGACCCATTGGGCGTACTGCCGTCGGCCAACTCCCAGGCGTGGGTGACTGTGACCAGGCTAGGAGGCAAGGTCGTCCGCGGTTGTCTCCCCGGTGACCGTGCCGTCCGCCGTCTTGGTAGTCTGCACGCCTTCCTGAGTCACGTTATCCTGCACGATTCCGTGCCCGACAGGCGTCGGTTCAGGTTGCACGCCGGCCTCGTCGTCGTCAACGCTCTGCCCCGGTTGGGCGGGCTGGTCGCTCCCTGCGGGCTGGTCGAGCTCCGGCTCGGGAGTGGGAGCGTCGGGAGTCTCCTCGACCGGAGTCTCATCATCTGGCTCGGCTGTTTCGATGTCATCGTCCATGGGGGGAATCCTCTCTCGTGGGAGTGTTGGCTGCGATGCTAGCCGTGCCGGAAGGCGATTCACGGGATCATTCCCACAGTCCAGGCTCCAGGAGGAGCGGTGTAGGTGAACTCGTCGGAGTTAGTCCCCACGGGGCCGCTCGGACCCCACGGCGTTTCCACGACCACTTCCACGGCTCCGGTCCCCGGCGGGGACACCGCGAGGATCTCAGTCTCGGGCGTGACAATGGTAAAGGAGGCCGCGGGGACGGCCCCGAACGTGACGCTGCTCACACGGTAGAACCCGGACCCATTCACGGTGACGGCAGTAGCTCCCGTCGTCGGGCCGTTGGTGGGGCTGAGCGGGGACACGAACACTCTGGCCTGACAGATGACGTACAGCGTGGTCCCGTCAAGAGAGAGTGCCATCGGTCCAACGGCTGCACCCGATCCCATATCAACCGTTGCCCCGACAGTGTTCGTGGATATGTCCGCAGTGGGAAGGATGGCGTCGCCAGAGGTGGAAGCGAACAGGGTGGAGTCGTTACACAGCAACCCCGTGACACCGCCAGGGAGGAACCCTCCTGCGACCGGGCCAATGATGGTGTTGGTACCCAAGTCTATGGCTTCTGCGCCTCCCCCGGTGCTGGGAGTCACATACGCCGTGCTCCCGTCGGGAGTGATGGCGATGGCGGTGATGTAAACCCCGCCATCGTAGACATCAATGGTGGTCGTCACGGTGTCAGTGGCGATGTCCACCACCGCCACGTTGTTGGCAGATGCCACGTACAGCGTGGATCCGTCGGGGCTGATAACGAGAGCCTGACCGTCCACCGCCAGCGACGTTCCGATAGTCGTGGCAAGGTCGACGGCGATTATGGCCCCGCCTCCTGAGTCCGTTATGTAGGCCGTGCCCCCGTCGGGAGTGATAACAATGGATTCGGTCGAGGTTGCACCCGCTACCGTGAATGAGGACACCGCATCCAGAAGGAGATGGAGCACGACGATGATGCCGGGATAGACCCCAGGCGCTGTTATATAAAGCGTCGACCCGTCAGGGGAGATTGCAATGTCTCCAATGTCGCCGCCCGGCTCGGAAATGAAGATCGGTGGCTCAGCAACCCCACTGGGAAGGGCGACCGGGATCACGTAAGAGCCGCCCGTCCCGTAGGCCACAACGTAGGCGGTAGTCCCGTCCGGGCTGATGGCGATGGCGCCGTAGGTGTAGGCCAACGTGACCGCGACCGGATTGGCCACGACCTCGCCGGGGATCGAGATGGGGGTGATGCCGCCATAGATGGGCATGGCTCTAGCTCACCACGCCACGTGCCCGAGCACCCACGGCGGGGCGGTGGCCGTCGGGACGACGGTGCGGGTCACGTAAGCGGTGGCGCCGTCCGGGGTGATGGCGACATCAAAGGGGTACCCAGTAACGAGGATTGGGGTTCCGTAAGTGCTCGATGCAATGTCGAAGGGCACGACTCTCCCATTCGTCTGATCCCCGATGTAGAGGTGAGCGCCGTCCGGGGTGATGGCCCAGCTATTACTCGGCTCCCCGAAAGTGAACGGGATCGGAGTACCGACCGTAGTGGTGCCGAGGTCAACGGGCACCAGTGACGTGGTGAGAAACCCTGGCGGCACATTCATCACCCAGGCGGTCGTCCCATCCGGCGTGATGACGAAGTAAACGGGGTAGCTGCCCACGTTGATCGCGGTCCCGAGCGTGTCGGTGGCGATGTCAATGGGGTCGAGCGTCCCGCTGTTGTAGTCGAGGACATAGGCAGTGGTCCCAGTCGGCTCAACAGCCACGGCAATAGGGTTCGGGTCTGCACCGGGGAGAATGATCTGTGCTCCGGGCGTCCGGGTGGCGACATCGACGGGCTGCACTGACTCAGCGCTAGGGATACAGACGTAAGCCTTGGAACTGTCCGGGGTGAAAGCAACGGGCCCGACTGCCTGTATGAACCCAGGAACCGAGTTAGTCGTGTCAGCTGGGATGGCGACATCGACTTCGTTATAGTAAGCGTTGCCCCCGACATAGGCGCGGCTCCCATCTGGTGCGATGGCGATGCCGTTGACTGGGGTAGAGACAGGAGACACGGGGGAATCCAGGGCATGGGAAGGCAACTCCATTGGCGTGACGCCAGGGGAGTCGGAGATGTAGGCACGGCTTCCGTCCGGGGTAATCCGAATGTTGAGGGGATAAGTAAACCCAGTGATCGGCGGGCCAGCGGTGGCGCTGGCGATGTCAATGGGAGTGACGGCGTAGATCGGCACTAACCCGGTGGCGGGTTCTGAGGATCGACAGCCAACTCCACATGCACCACCAGGCCAAGGTTGTCGGTGCCGATATCGGTGGTTTGTACTGTGACCAAATCGGTGTAGGGATTGAGCGGTGTGTGCGCGGTAATGGGAACGAGGCCGGTCGCTGCGCCCGTCATAGTCACGGTTTGGATCGACGATCCGTTGACCAGCACCTCAAAAGTCACGTCTGATGCGAACGTGGTGAGGTCCGCCGCTACCCCGACGATATTGGCGACATACCGGGAATGCATCGGGTCCGAGGTCGCGAGGGTGAGGGCGCCGGGCATGTTGAAGAGCAACGTGGCGAGTACGGGGCTGGGCTGGTAGCTGCCGGTGACCGCGTCATTGATCGGGCTGAGGACGGCGGCGTGCCCGGCCTGCGCTCTTTGCATCTGTGAGGCGTCAGCAACCTTGCCCATCGGGATCGGGGCCGGGGTGCGGTTCTTCTCGATATACTTGATCCGCTTGTCGAAGCTCTGGAGCCGGGCTTTGATCGCGGCCAGGTTGATCGACGGGAGATTGCGCGGTCCTGTCGGCGGCGCGGGTCCGGTCGACGTCACGACGGAGTCACCCAAGTGTTGAGCGGCATCAGGGTGAACTCCAACTCTTCGGTCGGCGGGTAGAGGGCGAGCTTGGCAATCCTCATCATGGTCGGCGGGATCTGCAACCACCCGTAGTCAGCGCTAACGGGGATGACATCGCCCACCTGCACCAACCCGAACATCCCATTCGGCCCATCGGCCCGTACCTTCGGGGCCGGGAGGACTTGCGACGCCATCTGTTGGATGAGGAGACTTTCTGCGAATTGCTGGAGGACCCCGAGCTCCTGACCCGCAATCGCCGAGGTCGACGTGTCGAGGGTGATACCGCCAACCCCGAAGGTTTCCGCCGGGAGAGTCAGTAGAGCGGTGTTGCTCATCACGGCTTCCGTCGCACTCGTGACTGACACGATAAAGGTATTGGGAGGGAGTCCACCATTGAGCGAGTAGCAGTTGACGCCCACGTCGTCGGCGGTGAAGTTGATCGTGGCACTGTCGATGACGGCGGACCCCGAAACCAGAGCGGCGTCGTAGACCACGCGCCCGCCGAGATAGCTGGCAAACTCTGCATACCCGGTGTCCTGGGAAGGCCCGGACCCCTGTCCGAGCACTCGCTGTCTAGTGCCGACCTGCGTTCCATCTACCGCGCCGGCCAGCGTCGTCGTGGTGTTGACGGAGACGTCGAGGACGTTGTTGTATTTGACCGAACCCTGAGATGGGGTAGAGACGACCATGCCCCGGAAGTGTCCGGTGTCATCCCAGATCATCTCAAAATCGCACACACCCGTGGAAGGGAACACGTTAAGAGCGTCGAGAATGACCTCACTCTGCGTCACGTCGTAGACCACGTTCTGGAGTACACCAGTGGGCGCCGCCCAGAAGAAGTAGTTGAGGTCACTCTGTCCCCACTGACTACTCTGTGCCGCGGCGAAAACGGCTTCCATGATGTCAGCCACGTCCCAAGCGGTGGCAGGAGGAGAGGCCGGCGGACTGGACACGTTCTCGAACACGCTCAGGTTGACCGCGTCCCAAACGATCGACCCCTCCGGGCAGTAGAGGCGGACATTGTAGGTGGTCACCTCACCGCCGACAGCTACGAAGGCGGGACCGGAACTAGCGCTAGTGATGGCGATCGGAGTCCAGGTGTTGTACGGCGTATCGGTGTCAATGGAGATGGCGTAGGTAACGCCGTTGCTGTCTTCAACAAACAGGCCTCGGGCACCGAGCGCGGTTCCCGTCGAGGGATAGTTCGCGTCGATGTAGAAATAGGCGGAGAGGGAAAAGGCCAACCCACTGGGGATGTCGGTGCAGTCCACGACGAAGTCCTGCTCCAAGAAGGCGTCGGCGCCGACCGTGCCGTTGAACAACCGAGCGGCCTGCTTACCGACGTATCTGGTAATCGGGTCGACGAAGGCGAGGCAGTTCACCGCGACCCAGTCGGCCAGTCCCATCTCGAACTGTGGATTGACGAGATAGTGCCGGAAGCCGGGTCCGAACTCCCGGCGGCTCAACGGCCACAACAACCCCTGACAAGAGAGATGGACCTGCACTGCGTCCCATGTCGCCCCGGTCGGCCAGCCCCACCAGATGAGCGCCTGGTCCCGCCAAATCTGGATCTCGACCACGCCGGGGATTGACGACATCGGCAGATACAACTGGGCGTGAACGTCCTCGATGTCGATGTCGATAGTCGCCGCGCCGATGCTGTCGAGTTCGTAGTCGATTTCCGTTACCACCGCGGAAGGGATAACCGACGTGGCGATACCGTACTTGTCGCAGCAGATGACCTCGTACTCGTGGTTGCCGAACGGGCCAGGGACGAGAGTCGGACGAGTCGGTGTGAGACGAGCACCGAGCCGGGGTGGTGGACCGGCCACCACCGTCGTCGTCAGTGAACGGGTCAGAGCCACCGGAGCCGCCACCGCCAGCGCGATGGTTACCAGCGAAGAAGAACCCGTCACCGGAATTGGCGTCCCGGCGGTGTTGGTGGCGATGTCGATTGGCGTGATGCCACTCCCGCCGTTCGGGACGTACAGCGTGGTCCCGGTCGGGTCGATGGCGATGCCGTAGCCCGGAGTGGCGACGTCGATGGGGGTGCCCGGAGTGCCGGTAGAGATATCGACCGGGTAGACGTTGCCTCCGCTGTAGGCCACATACGCCGTTGACCCATCGGGAGTGATGGCGATGGCGGTGATTGGCCCGGTGCCGCCCACGGTCCAGGTGGCGGCCACGGTGTCATCGGTCACAGTGATGACTGTCACGGTGCCATCGCCATTGGACACCAATGCCTGCGTCCCGTCCGGGGTAATGGCAATGCCGAATGGTGTGGACCCGACGGTGATGGGTGAACTGGGAGTCGCAGGCAAGGTAACCGGGGTCACTGTGCCGTCGCCCGAGTTACAGACATACAACTTCGTCCCGTCCGGGGTAATGGCCAACGCGGACGGCTGGGTGCCCACGGTGACCGGACTTCCGGCGATGTCGGTGGCAACGTCGATGGGCGTGACCGACCCAGCTAGGTAGTCTGACACCCACATGGTCGAGCCATCGGGGCTGGCGGCGATAAAGGCTGGGTAGGTGAACCCGGTGATGGGCGTCCCCGCGATATTGGTGGCGGTGACAATGGGGGTCACCGTGCCTCCGCTCAATGAACTGGCATAGACCTTGGATCCGTCGGGGGTCGCAGCGGTGCCAAAGGCGTCCCCGCCGGTGATGGGGATGATGGCGACCATCTCATCGCTGCTGAGGTCGACCACATAGACATCGCCCGTGGTGCTGTCGCTGACGTAGGCGAACATCAGCTAGCTCGTCGCGTAAGCCAAGAGGCCCATCGGGAACGTGAGAGTTCCGGTCTCCGTGTAGACCCCTTCATCGAGGAAGATGCCACATCCACCGGGGCCACTGGCCGTGATGGGTGACCCACCGATGGTGGAACCAAGTTCGAGAACGTTGGCGCTGGCAACCGCGACGACGTAGTAGAGCGTGTCGGCGGTGAACCCCGCAGGGATGGCGCTGACCGCCGAGCCGGGGAGGGTGAAGAGCCGGACGGGGTCATTGACCGAGCGCCCGTGAGTGGGGCAGGTCAGCAACGTCGAGCCGGACGCGGTGGCGAGAACGCAGCCTTCGCCCACCAACGGGAACCCGCCGAGGAACGTGCCGCCGGTCTGCGCCGTCCAGTAGCCGATCCACGTCACGGTGACCGCGGCGAGGGTGAATACCGTGTCGAGCGCGTTGGAGTCGGTCCCCCCTGAGCCGGTGTAGGCGGGCTGCTGCCGAGCGTTGGCTCCGGTCCCAGTCGTGACCTCGTTCGCTCCGGTGCCGGCCGGGTCGGCGCTGTGCAAGCTGACCCACAACTCGGCCTCCGAGAAGGCGATGTCCTGAGTCATCGTCTTGGTGAGCGATTCAAGAGTGGCTGCGATTAGTCCCATCGTGCGCCTTCCTCGAAGATCAACTGTTTACGGATCAGACACGGGCCGGGGTTCGCCATGCTAGAGCCAGCATGGGTGATAGGTGAGCGAGCCGGGCTGTGGCGGGGAGGTCGTTAGTGCAGTTAGTCCGGTAGGGATTCGGAGCCAGGGCGTTCTCAAATCTCGAAGGTAGTAGCTGTTGCCGAACAGTGATCCGAGGCTCGTGTCGTAGATCAACTTGTCATAGAGGTCGATGGTGAGCAGGTTCGGAATCGGCCCGAGAGCAGGAGCACCAGCCGGAACCGCGGGCACGATAAGGGTCATCGTCCGTTCGGGTGTGCTGATTTCAATGGGGCCAGCACCCGCGGTACCGAGGAACGTGATGAGAGCGTTCATGCTCGGGTAGGTGCCAGGGTTGGTGAAGTCCATCGTGCCGTCCTCAAACGGGAGGACGACAGCGGTGACGGCGTAGAGGAATGAATCCTGGGCGTACAACTCGACATCGGCGTGGAACGGGAAGATGTCGGTGCCAGCAGGAACGCCCCACTCGACACCCGGCGACGGCTGCGTAACTGACTGCTTGGTCGTGCGCCCTTGGTCGATCATCGTGAGCTTGCCGGTGTTGGTGTTGCCGGCTCGTACGCAGTTCATTTGTTTAGGGACATCTCCGTTGACCACGAAGGTAACCGCTGATGTGTTGACCACCTGGGCGAGCAGGAGCTTGGAGTTCTCGCGCTCTGCCTCCGAAGTGCATTCCACGAACAGGCTGAATTGCAGTGACCGTCCCCGATAGTGGAGGTCGGCGGGGATCTCGCCTTCGGCGTCCACGTCGTTGCCGATTTTCGTAAGCATTGTCATACGCATATCTGGTGAGTCGAGCCCGGTTACATCACCGTCAAGGAAATAGTAAGACCCGAAGATGTCAGGGGTATTGCTATTGAAAGTCACCTCGGCTTCGGTGCCACCACTTGGCGTGCCGGTGATGACGTAATCCGGCATCGAGAACGCGTTGATTAGAACCACCTGCTTTCAGTACGCGGCCCAACACCGATGTACAATGTTGGGACGTAGCGGACCACTTCTCTGTGACGTGGTCCGCCGTGCAGCGTGTTCTCGCTCGCAAGACCTGGGCGCACGTCGACTGATCTCATCACAGGATGGCCGATGCTAGGGAGGATGCGCCCGCCTTAGGCGTCGCGGTTGAAGGAGTACCAGGCGTCGGCTTCACGACCACCGTCTGCGGTTTCTCCAAGTCCAATGCAATGCGTTTCAGCAATACCGTCTGCTGCCGACTCTCGTTCAAGGCCAAACGATCCACCGACAACATACTCACCAACGTGGCATCCTCCGCGCTAAGGCAGCGGGTGATGTCGTTCGTGAGCGTGGTGAAACTCCCGTGGGTCAAGGCAATCAAACTGGTCATCCCAGCGACCTCGCGCTCAAGGATCGATGACAACTGCATCTGCGTCAGTCGGCTCACCGTGGTCAGTTGAGTGAACCCGAGCTTGTTGTTGTCGACCAACGTCTTCAGCGCGGACACTTCGGCATGTCCCGTCCCGCTCTTGTCTGCCGCCGATGAGACAACAGCAAGAGACACTGCCACGGAACTAAGTGCCGTTTTGATGGCGCTAGCTCCCTGGGTCATTCCCTTGGCCAGGGCCAGCATGATCGCCTTGCCCGCGGTTAGGGCGTCAACCTCCAGCTTGAGCAGACATTCGTTGACACTTATCTCGACGTTGCCCAGCGCACCCTTGATTTGTGGACCCCATGCTTTAGCGATTGCCAGGGCATCAGCAAGTGCCTTGAATCCACTGAGAAATGAGATGCCGAAGGACCCGACTGCCTTGACCGCCTTGACCAACGGCGTCTCGATGTCATTAGTTAGTTCCACACCGAACTTCTTGACCTCGGCCAGGGCTGGGGTAAGCGCCTTGTCAATCCCTTGCACTACTGCTGTACCGAAGCCAGCAACTGCCAGTCCGGCCGGACCCATCCCATTCTTCAAGATCGTTGCCATGTCAGTCGTTAGCTGTTTCAATGCCGGCATGATCTTGTCGAATACCTTGGTGAACTGACTCACATCGGCTGCCGTATTTTTCATGCCCTGGGTGATCCCGTCTACCAACCCCTTGCCGATGAACTCGGTGTCCTTCGACGGGGAGAGGACGTGGAAGATGCCAGATACCTTGCCGATGATGGACTTGCCGATCTTCTCTAACCCCTTCAACGGCGCTTCGACCGCTCCCTTGATGAGTCCCATGATGAGCTGCTCGCCGGCATTGAGTAGCCACTTGGCGGCATCCACGAAGAAGGCCCCGATCTTGCCGGGTATCCCACCGAAGAATGCGTTGACCCCGTGCCAAGCGGCCATGAGTCCATTGACGATTCCGTTGATGATGGACATGCCCGCCTTGAGCCCCGCGTCGAGAAGGGTCTTCACCGAGCCAAGGACGAAGCCGACGATGTTGGCGAACACGTTACGCACCGCGCCCTCGATGGTCTTACCGATACCGGTGAAGATGCCGAGAAGGTCGTGCCACGCCTTGCTCCAATGGCCAGTCACGAGGTCGAGGAATATCTTGACAATCCCCACGATGACGTCGAGTGGAATCTTGACCGCCGCCTTGATGAGATCGAACGCCGTCCGCACCACAACGGTAATGGCGCCGAACGCCACCTTGAATACCGCCTTGATGATGTCGAAGGCCGCGGTGGTGATCCCCTTGATCATGTCGAAGTAGGCCCGGAAGTAGCCGACGATAGCCGGCCAGAAGAACTTGACGACGGCGTCGATGACTCCAAACGCGGTGGAGAAGATGTCGCTGATGACGTTCCAAGTATCCTCGACCGCATCCCGCAAGGGATCGAACACGTCCCGCATCCCGTCCCATACCTCCCGCCAGTGGAGGGCGAGAACGATGAGACCCCCGATGAGAGGACCGCCGACGATTAACAGGGCGAGGGTGCCGAACCCTGATGTCAGGAAGTGCGACACGTCGTCGAAGATCCGTTTGACCTCACCCCACACTTCCGCCCAATGCTCCTTCAACTCAATGGCGGCCAGGGCTATCGCGGCGATAGCGATGATGAATGGGGCCACCGAAAGGACGACGCCGCCTACCGCTACAGCCAAGGCTCCGAGCGCGGTGACTAGAACGCCGCCGATGATGGCACCTACGACCTCCATCGCTGTCTTGTTGTGCAGGAACTCGTTGGCCAGTTTGGCGAGGAAAGTAGCCAGTTTCGTGATCGTCGGGAGCAGCACCTGGCCGAGCTTCACCCCGAGGTCGGACAGTGTGGCCTTCATCGTTTCGATGGTGACCTTGAGGGTGGCAGCCTGCTTCGCCGCCGCCGCGTGGGCTGTGCCCGTCTTATTCGCCGCCGCCGCCGCAGCGTTGTAAGCCGCGGGGCCGGCGAGGACTGTAGCGAGTAGCGCCTTGTTCGCAGTCGTACCGAACACCGTGGCGAGGGCTTGGAGTTGCTGCTGTTGAGTTAGCCCGGCGAGTTTGGGTTGGAGTTGAGCGATGACGCTACCCATGCCGACGAACTTGCCCGAGGCGTCGAATACATTCAGCCCGAGTTGCTGCGCGCCGGCCACGGTGGCGGAGAGGGTCGGGGACAACCCGTTCTGTGCCACGGTGAGCGCCGCCTGGGCCGCAGTGTTCTTCTGCGTGGCGTCAGTAACCGCCGTCGTAGCATTGGTGAGGGATATCTGCTGGGTGACGGTCAGCGAGGTCTTACCCGCGAGTTCGGCCTGCTTCTGCGACAGCGACGTCTGTGCCTTGGCGAGAGCCGCCGACGAGGCCGTCGCTTTCGTTGTGGCCGCATCGACCGTCTTAGCTACCGCCGGGGCGACGGTGTCAGCTGACTTGAGAAGAGTGGTCATCGCGGTGTTCACCACCATCAGACCGCGAGCCCCTTGGACCCCGTGGTTTTGGAGGTCGACGAGCAGGGTGCCGAGGTCGCCCAACGTCGGAGCGGCGACGCCGAGCTTGGCCTTCAACTTGTCAACGGTGCTCCCCAGAGAATCAAGACCTACGCCGGTCAGCCGGGACGTGTTGAACAACTCATTCGACGCTGAGCTTGCGTCCTTCACCGGGATCTGGAATGCCTGCATGACGTTCGTGAGCGTGGTGGTCGCGGCCCCCAGACTCTCGCCGCTAGCTTCGGCCAGATCGGACGTCGTCTTCATAAAGGCGAGCGCCTGGCTGGCGGTGAGTGCCTTACCCTGCATCTCCCCGAGTTGCCCGGCAACTCCCGCGTAGGCGTTGGCGAGAGTGATGGCGCTGAACTCGGTAGTACCGATGGTGGTTTGGAACGCGGCGCCGATCTTCTGAGCCGCGGCGATAGGGATGCCCGCGGCGATGGCGATGGACGCAGTGGCCGATTGGAACTTCTCGGCGAGAACGACCGATGCAACCCCGACCGCGACGACGGCGCCGGCAACGACCGCGCCCATCTTCACCAATCCTCCGGTGATGCCGCCGCTGTTGGTGACGGAGTCCAGTTCACCTTCTAACTGAGAGCTGAAGCCGGAGGTGTCAGGTCGTACTGCGACCCAAAGTTCCCCGATCACGGTCAGTGGGAACCACCACCCAACATTCGCTTACGGTATTCCTCTTCGGTCAACCGGTTCTTCTCGGATGTATAGATCATGATCACGATTCGTTTGCCTCAGCGCGCTGCCTGGCCTCCCACGCCCGAAGCACCATTGCGTCGACATTCTCACTGCCGATGAGTTGCGCGGCGTGGCGCGCAGAGCGATCTTGCGCGGTCATCTGCTCGGCCTCCACAACTTCCGGCCAGGACATGGCTTCGTGAAACGCGGTGCGAGCATCCTCATCGAATGCCACGCCCTCGGCGATGATCTGACGCGCGAGGTTGAGCAACCGGCGCGCGGGAACATCGAGTGGGTCGGTAGGGAAACAACGCGCGTCCAGAACATGCCAGTTGGTCGCAGCCCAACCCGCTAGGAGTTGGACTGCCCGGTAGGGAGCCCGTCGGCGAATTCGATCATGTCCTTGATGATGTCGAACAGGAGATTGATATCGACCTCGCGCACCGGATCTTGGAGAAACGCGTGGAACGCCTCATACTCCTCCGGCGTGGCGAATGACGACCGAAAGAATTGCCACATCGCTTCGGGGTCCTGGGTGACCATGAGCCCCTGAAAGTCGATGAGCGTCGTGCCCGGCACGCGCCCGGGCCGTGTCTCGAACTCAGTCCCGTCGATCTCCACGATCATCGGGGTATCGCGCTTGGCATCCTTCGCCGATTGGTAACTCTTGCGTACCGGCTTCGGCGCGGGTGGGGCTTTGGTAGTGGTCATAGGTGCTCCCTCTGTATCGGTCATGTGACGGCTTCGAGAATCACAGTGCGCATCGCACGTTCAACGAACGCGTTTTTCTTGGTTCCGGGGTGATGGACGGTCGTGAAGAACACTTGCTTGCCGCCCCAGGTGAACGCCAGCGGGCTACCGGTGATGACGTGCGCGTCGGTCCCGTCCTCGATGAGTCCGAGAGCGGAGACGTTGCCGCTGCCGCGAGTCATCGTCGAGCCGATCTGGATACTCGGGTCGGGGCAGAAGACGTAGCGAACCTGGAGCGAATCCCGAAGATGCTCGCCGCCCGACTCCTTGCCGTAGCCGGCGCCGAGTTCCTGGCTCTTGCCGACCGGGCATTCCTTCTTCGCCATCGCCAGCATGCGTTCCCCGAGGACGTGCCACTGGGAGAGGTCAGCGAGCGCGGCGGCGATGACTGGCGCGGGAACCCCGATATACCGACTGCTATCGACCGTGGTCATCGCGCACCACAGCATCGTCGGGCCGGGAGATCGACCGGAGGCTCATCGAAGAACGGGCCGGTCAGACTCAGGTGGCCGGCGTCGATCCAACCGCGGACTCGCGGGGTGTCGGGGACATCTTGCCAACGGTGGCCGCGCAAAGGTCCGACGCTGTTGAAGACGTAGACCCGAAGATGCCCGGTGGGTGGTGGCGGCATGAGGCAAGTATGGGCGATGGCGAATGGCCGAGATAGCCGGACGGTATCCCTATTTCGGGACACCCTTATGGAACGGCGGTATACTTGAAACGTGCCCGATACACGAGGGAGTCTGTGGATTCGACATCCTGACCGTGACATCGGCCCGCTGTGGGTCGGTCTCCATACCAACGAGCGAGCTGGCGAGACAGTGTTGGTGGGATTGGAGTGCTGGGCCGAAGAACCGGGTACGGCTCGGACCTCGCTCGGCCCGGCAGGCGATCCGACTGACGATCTACTCCCATGGCCTGCACTCCCCCTTCGGTCCTCCGACCTCGCAGGACTAAGGCTAGAAGCCCTCACGGACACGCTCAGAGCCGTTCTGAGCGCCTCTGGGAACTCTGACGTGGTCAGGGAAGCCGCGGCGGCTTTACGCCCCCACAAGAAAGGACGACCTCTGCTCTACGACAACGGCCACTACCGGCTAGTAGCGGGGTATTACCTGAAAACCGTCGAAGACGGATCGCACTCCCCCACGCTCGACGTTGCCCGTGGTTGGGGTGTGAGCCGGTCGGCAGCCGCTAAGTGGGTCATGCGATGTCGTTCGCTCGGATTGCTGCCGAGGTCATAGCGACATGGGCGTGCCTGGCCGCAGGACGGTGGATCGTAGGGGTTATGCGGAGTACATCCGTTCAGACGCTTGGAAGGCGGTCAAGGCCCGATATCGCCAGAATCGGCTTCCGCAACATTGCGTAGTCTGTGGAAACAAGCAGTTCGATCTTCACCATCGCACCTACAAGAACCTCGGTCGTGAGCGTCTGATGGATCTCATCCCCCTGTGTCGGAAGCACCACGACGCAGCCCATCTCGTCCATAGAAGCGATCCTCGCCTAGATCTCTGGGCCGCGACCAAGATCTCCACCAAGAGGGACCGCAAACGTTTCTAGCCGTGGCCGACGGGCGCCACGATCCAGAAGTCGAAGAGCGCCCAGAGAATGAACCCGGTCACGAACAGGAACCAGGCGAGATCCGTGAGCACCCGTCGTATCTTGAGCTTGGGCGGGGGCCACACCAGCACCACCAGGCGGCAGAGCGCGGCGACCGCGAGCACGATTAGTGCGATTGAGTTCATGCCTGTCATTGTGTCTCCCTATCGTTGGAAAGATCCGGCGATAACGCAGAGCCGGTCATCCCCCGGCTGCGCCCACTCATGCCGCTTCGAGCACGGCTCCCGTTGCCGGGTCACGATCGAGGAAGAATGTCGGTCTCCCATCGACGTCAATGAATGCAATCCACGACAAATCGTCGGGTTCGATCCATCCCTGCCAACAGTCAGCCGGCCAATGACAGCCAGGACTGGCTGCCTCAATCTCTGCTCGCTCCTCATCGGTCGGCTTTGGATACCGACCCACAGTGATGTTGCACATACGCTTTCACCTCCTCCCTACATCTGTACTGAAACTTCGATCTTCGCCACGGCTAATCCGCCGGCAGGCGGGTCGAAAGTGATCGGCCCGACAAGAATATTGTCTTGCGAGATCGGCGCCGGGCTCAACTGCTCGCCGGTGGTTGCATCGGTGATGCCTCCGAGGGACATCGCGAGTAGCGCTGACCAAACCACATACGAGTCCATCCATAACGTCCGCGCGTAGTCTTCGAGGTCGTCGGGCTCCTGCATGCGAGGAGAGATGCCTCCGGTGATCGTCGGGGACGTGCGAGCGAGCTGGGCCTGGAACCGGACGTTGCGTTGGGCGTAAGCCCCTAGCGTCCCCTTGTCCTGCTGGAACCGTTGCTCGCCCGCGCGTCCGAGGAACACCTCCATGAGACTGACCGAGAGCTGCCCGTCTTGCTCAGGGACGAGAGGAACTATCTGGCCGGTGGTGAGCACCCGCCTCTCGTAGGGGGTACCACGGGTGCCCGCTCCAAGGGGAAAGAAATCCAAAGCCTGTCCCGCGACGTCGAGCAGGATTTCGCCGGCATCCCCTAGACGATCGAGGTCGGGGATCCACGTGGCCTGGAGAGGGAACCCTACGATCCTCATGGAGGTCCGGGGACGCCAGCGGGCCAGCTATCCATCTCACGCTTGAGTATCGAATTCGGCCCCAACATCACGGTCCGACGACGGAGCTTCGCCGGGTTCTGTGCCTGTAGAAACAGATCGACCAAGGGGATACCCGAAAGCGATTCCTTCACAAACGAAAGTGCGTCCCCGACGGCGGTCGAGACACCCTGAGTCGCTACCGAGATAACTCGTGCCGGGAGTCGGGCGTTGTCATCGCCGGACAAGGATCGAGCGACTTCGATCGCAAGCTCAATTGCTGCCGCCTTCCCGGCCGGCGGTGGGTCCTTACCCCAGCGATATGAGATTCCCCAGGTTCCCGGCTCGGTCAAGGGCAGCGTAAGCGGTTGCAGCCACGGCCAGCTACCGGTCGTCTGACCAGTGGCGTCGACGTTGCGGACCAGCCGGCGTTTTTCGTAGAGGGTGTAATCGGAAGGGTCGAGAACGGTGCCGTCAACGATCACCCATTCGATCTCCTGAACAGGTCCCTGGAGTACACACTCGCTGAGATCCTGGCCTCCTGCCCACCACCCCATGCCCATGGCCGAGAATGCCCAGCCACTCGAAAATCCCCACGCGCTCCCGTAGCCGCTCATACTTGAGTACGGGTAGAGATAGCTCTGCTGTCCGTAGGCGGAATCGATTTGCGTCGGCCTCACCAATGAGCGCCCTGACCTGAACTGCCGCCCGGAAAGAACGTACAGCAAATCGGTCGCAACGCTGATGGCAAACGCGACCGAGATATCGTCGAGGTTCTTCCGACGCCCGGCCGGTATCTCTTCCTCAGAGCACCAAGCCGCGAGGAAGTGCTGGCTCTGCGGCTCGACGGTCATGGGCTAAGGCTACAGACCTCGGACTAGCCCTGTGCGCCTTGCGGTCCCTGTGCACCTTGAGCCCCCGTAGCTCCTTGCGCGCCGGCAGGAGTGACAGCGATCCAACGATTGAGCGAGGCCTGATATGCCGCGACCTGTCCATCGCTTGGGGCGGCACCCTCGATGATCGCGGGATTGGGAAATTCGGCCATGGGGACCTCTTTCGGTTAGGGCGAGCCTAGACGCTCGGGGACTCGGTGTTGTAGATCATGCGGGCACGCTGGCGCTCACGAGATGCCTGCCAGATTTCCCGGCGACGCTCGGGGTGTGCAGCGGACCATTCCCGGGACTGGCGACACTGCTTCTTCATACCTCTCAGTATACCTATGAAACGATTCGGCGATATAGAAGTCCAGGTCAAACTAGGCGTGGGTAGTCTGAAACCCGCTTTGGAGTGTAGCGGGCAAAGCAATATCGCAAAGCTGCGCGGCCCACGACTGGGTATCGATCGGCGTGCCACCGATAAGACCCGTCTCCGTCCAGTCCAACTCGGGACCGGTGCCGAAGTTCGGGTTCTCGATAGCCCACCCGCGCCACACCTGCTGGTCTTCCTTGTTCTCGATGCCGACCGCGTCCTGCCACAGGTAGGAACGGAAGATCCCGGTGCGGAGATAGGCGGAACCGGGGATCGACGGCGTGCCTGCCGACGGGTAGGGAGTCGTGCCCTGGTAGCCGGTGCAACGCACAATCAGCTTGCTCCAAATCTCGATGCTGATGCCGTTGGGCTGGGCCGGGCAGAGCAGGCGCGGGAAGTTGTACCCGATGGTCCCGACCGGCTGGGCGCCGAGGGTGATGGACTCAGCGCTCTCCGATGAGATAGCGGGGAGGCTCATCCGGACTTCGGTGGTTGAGATGAACTCGGAGATATAAGGGACCGGGGATACGGAGATGCCCGTACCCGCGACTGAACGCCCGACATCGGAAGCGAGGAAGGTGGCATCCGCGGCCGAGGTCAGGACGTTGGAGTTCTCCACGACCACGCCGTCGACGAACACCCGTCCCGAAGTCCCCGACGCGGTGATGAGCGAGCCCTGGCCCGAGGACAGGAGCTCCATCTGCTCGGGGTCCCAATCACCCAGCGTGAGGGTGATGTCCCATCGCTTGTACCGGTCGTAGTCCTTGTAGGAGGCAATCGGGATGCCGCATGCCGAGATGGGCGTGATCTCCACGCCGTTCTCGTAGACGGGCTTGGCTTCGAACTTCACCAACGGCTTGTCATCGGCGATCATGCCGGTGGTGTTGGCCGCGGTGATCGAGCCGTCGGCATTGAGCGCGGTGAGCCTGTAGGCACACCCTTGAACCGCGATCGGGCCGTTATCTGCCATTGGTCAAACCTCCTGTAGTGATGCGATAGATCATGCGACTGTCGTATCCACGAGAACCGCGGCGCGTAGCAGCCGATTGGTGATGGTGGCCCACGACCGCTCGGCCCGGACATCGACTGAGTTGTCCACGGTGACCAGGGGCGAACCCTCGCGAAGGTCGTAGGGGTAGGTCATCACGTCGCCGCGGAGTGTGTAGACCTGCTCGGTGGCATACGCCCACTGTGTCGACGCTCCGGTAGCGCGACCACCCATACCTGAGACGGTGACGTGCGCGGTGCCCGAGGTCGCCGGGAGTTGCGAGAGGACGACGGTATTGGTGTCGGTGACGCTCTCGATGTACGTGGGGCTGTTGAGCGTGCCTGTCCCGCCCGACGTGACTTCAACTTGCCTGCCGATGTACGTCGAGTCGAACCCACCGGTCGCCGAGGTCGCCGTGGTCGAGGTGTCCGAGATGATGAGGTCGGTCAGCGTCAATCCCGCGGCGTCCGGTCCCGTCCCGCCGTAGCCGAAACCGGGCACGAGAAGGTTGTGGTTGACCGTGTAGACCTTGCCGTCCGAGTCGCGCAGGTAGTTGAACCGGCCCATCCACTCCTGCACCAAGAACGGTGTCGCGTGAATCGACCCAGTCCCGGCTTCGGAGTCGGCGATGGCCTGGTCGAGCGCGGAGAGTGACCCGGCAATACCGAGGGCGGTACCGAGCACCGTGCCCGGCGCGGGGGTCGGGTTCGGCCAGGCGTCGATAGTGCGATGGGGCGACACCACGGGCGTAGACGGAGAAGCCGTCAGGTGGTAGTTGGTCGGGATGCGGGCGCCGGACCAGAACTCTTGCTCGACCTGCCAGGACTCGTGGGCGAGTAGCGCCCGATTAGCGCGGAGTGCGCGACTGGCGAAGTCCTCGTTCGGCCACCCGAACAGGGACCGGTCATCACGCGCCACGACGACGTAGGGGTCATACCAGTAGAACGGCGCCTCTCCTGGAGCTTGATTCGACCCGATGTTCTTGGTCAGCCCCGAGTCAGGGGCGAATGTCTCCAGCCCTTCGGCGTTGCTCAGCTCGGGGAGGTAGACGAATCCGTGCTCCCACCGGGACAACTCGGCGAGGCGCTTGGCGAGGTCGGACCCCCACTGCTCATTCTCGACGATGGTCTGCTGGTACTCACTGGCGAGCTGGGCGATGGTGCGTGCGGCGTCCTCCACGCTGTCAGCCGCTCCACCCTGGTCCCGCTCCTCATCACCACTCGGTAGGTCAGCGAGCCTCTCAGCGGCGCTGGCAGCCTTCTCGTTGACGATACGGAGCTTCTCGGTGAGGCCCTGAATGTCGATGAGCAGGATGGCGAGATCGAGCAGGGAAAGCGGAGGCTGGGTGAGCGGGGGCGCGGCAGGAAGCGTGAAATCTATGCCCGCCGATGCGGAAAATCCCATCCCAGTCCTCCTCTCTCTGCGCTAACCCGTGAACCGAGGACTACAGACCCGAGCCGACACCGAGCACGACTGAGGCAGCCGCGCCGTAGGAGCCATCGCTGGCGACCGTATGAACCGTCCGCAGGGACGAACCGATCGAACCGACGAACGCGGGGGTCTGCCACGTCTCACTGAAGTTGCGAAAACGGTTCTGGCTGTTCAAGATGCTGTCACGGACGAGTCCCAAGTTCAGCTCTCCGGTCGTCAACCCCAACCACGTTCCCTCCGGCCACATGAACGACACGACCTGCGTGCGGAACGATGTGGTCGCCCCGGTGCCGGGGTAGTCGGGAATCGCCACCGGTGTCGCACCCGGCGAGCCGACGTTGATCGCGCCGGACCCGACGATTGGGAACAACTGGGCGATGTCGCTCGGCCCGTCCTGATAGAAGAACGGGAGCAGGTGACGATCGGCGAACCATGCCGTCAGCTCCTCGTCGCTCAGCCCCCAGTTATCGCCACCACCGATGAAGGAGGAGATGTAGTCGCCGCGCATGGCGTTGACCGACCACGCCGGAAGGCCGACACGGAGCACCGCCGCCGGGTCCATACGGAGGCTGTTCCGCAGGTATCCGGCCTGGTGCTCAAGCTGGGCGAGCAACTGACGAGCGGTGCCGAAGGTCTTGGCCGCGGTCAGCAGCGTCGACCAGTTGGTGATGGTGTCGAGCGCCGCCTGCTCCGAGATCCGGGCCGCGAGGTCGTTCGCCAGCAGGATGTTCAACTCCACCTGCTCGGGGAACGTCCGGGCGGTCAGGTTGCCGAACTGGAGGCTGGTGTAGACCGAGTACACGTCGAACTCGACCTGGGTCCCGAGAGGCACGTCGAAGGTGAACTTGACGGTGTTCGGCGGGCCGGCGGCGTCTTGCGCGGCAGTGACGAGTCCCACGGCGGGGCCGAGGTTGGACGGGTTCCGGCTCGGGAGGCGGAAGGCGACTCCTGTCGTCGTCGCCGTGGTCGCCACTTCCAAGACCACTGTGGTCCCGTTGGTGACCGAGGCGATTCGGTCACCCGGAGGGATGCCCGCTCCGACGATGGGCTGGCCGACATCATCCCCGGTGAAGGCTGCCGTGGCCGACACGAAGCTGGTGTCGGTGTTGGTGACACCGTCAGCGAACGCGCCGAGCACCGTGGCAGCAGCCAGGGAAGCGAGCGACGCCGGGGACACCAGACGGATACCTCCACGCTCGGCGACGAAGCCGGGGATCGCATCGAAGGTCGGCATCGCTGCCTGGCCCACGTGGAGCTGTGGGTAGTACGGCTCGACCGGAGCGGCGAGTCCACCGGACGCCTCCAACCCATCGGGGTCGGCGATGGCGATGCCGCCCCTGCCGATGGGCTTGGCTTCGCGGGTCCACGGGTCGATGCCGATGGCGTCGAGTCCGACTACCGCGCGGATCTTGCGCTTGATCTCCCCGCGGTCGGCGACGAGATTCAACCCTCGGAGGTCACGACTCTCGGGGATGTCGGTGTCGGCCATCGACAGTGTCGCGACAACGACTCGCTCTTCCTCCACGCCTGAGGACGTGCGGCCGATGGTGCGGTGGCGGGCCTGGAACGCAGCCACGATGTCGTCCATGGTCTCCAATTCGGAACCCATCGAGCGACCCGGCACGTCACCGGCGCTGACCAGATGGCCACGGCGGGGCCGCGGGGCGTGTGCCTCGGGGGATGGCTCCATGCCTGCCGGGCGATACCCGGCGAGGTCACGAGCGGTCGGACGCTGACGAGCGATGGCGGGCTGGCCTGCTCGTGCTGCCTCGGCGATGGCCGGTGCGGCAGCGGTGATGCCCGCGGTGACAGCTGCCCCGATGTCCTCGGCACTGAGGCTCGGCGCCGGGGCGATGCTGAGGCCCGTGACGGTGGCTTCAGCGGGCGGATCGACGGGGGCGTTCAACGCTTCCAGCGCAGCCAGAGCGGCGACCCGCTCATCGGCGGAGGGGTCAGGCTCGGGCGGGTCGGCGGCGGGCGGTGGCTCAATGGCCAGCCGGCGAGCGGCCTCGTCACGCAATGCGGTGATCCGTTCGGCGAGGACCGTGGCATCCGCGGGGTCGAACTCGGGGTCCTCACTCAGGGTGGGGATGGACTCGACGAGGGCGGCGTGAAGTTCGCCGATCTGCTCGTCGGTCAGGGTGGAGAGATCGTTGTCAGCCGGGTACTCGGGGAGTCCTTCGGCGACCAGGGCGACGAGGTCGCCATCGGAATCGAAACTTGCAAACCGGCTGATCTTGTTCATGACGTGGCCTCCGTGCAGCGTTGGATTGATTAGCTATCCATCTGCTGCGCAGAGGCAAATCGCCGAGTTGCACTCGATTGGGGGTAAGTAAACCACGTCTTAGGTCGAAAGTAACGGATGTCACCGATCCTGGTTATGACCCATCACGCTCAGCCATCTGTTTTCGTACAGACTCGCGGGGAACGCTCCGGGCTCGACGCCCATCTTCCAAAGCACCCAGGGCAATGCCAATTGGTCCTGCACCGACCAGCGATCTATCTCCGCCAGCCATGCCTCTCCCAGTGCCCTGACCAGGTCCGATTCGTCATCACGAGCGATGATCCCCGCTGCCCATAGTCCTGAATCGTGCGGGATGCCGCGATCCCGGTACCAGTTGGCCTGGTCGACGATGGGCTCGTCCTGGTACTTGGCCATTGTGAGCGAAACCACCGCCTCAGAGAAGATGTCGTGGCGCTGCGGGTGGCGGAACATGGCGATCCCGCTGCCATGCGTCCATGCCATTGCCTCAGCAGCGAAAGCGGGCGAGTCCACGCGGACGGTGCCATCTATCCAAATGCTCCGACGAAACTCAGGGACGAACACATGAGGGAGCATCTTCGGACCCTTCGCCGCCCGGCGCGGGCTTACGCCGACAGGTACGTCGATGTGCCGGATCTCCCAATCGGGGTGGTTCGTGAGTGTGTCGCTGAAACAGATCCATTCGACGTCGGGGATGATCGGGTGAGGCTGGAGGCCAGCGTGGTACTGGCCCGTGACACAGCTGTAAATGCAGATGGGAGAGGATGAGGTCAATTCACCACCGAAGATAACCCCCATTGCGAACGCCGCCGGGCTTGAGACAGATACCGTCGAACCGCACGTAGGGGATGTCGTGAATTTTGTGAAATTCGTCGGGAAAATACGTGATGCACCGGCTCGTCTGGAACCTTGCCGTGATTGCCGGCACGAACCGCTGATAGGCGACATCAGTGAAGTACCACCAGTTGTTGTCTGACCAGTAGGACAGATGAGTGGGATCTTGGAACGCGCCCCTCCCATCCACTGAGGGGGTCATCGAAAGCAACATACCGTCGGGCGCTAGCACCCGCCAGATTTCATTGATTAGGCGCACGGTGTCAACGGTGGGGATGTGCTCGATAAAGTCCTGGGCTCGCACAACTCCGGCCGACGAGTCCTCCATCTTACCAAGCACGTCGAATACGTCACCGACGTAATCCGCCGGTTCTACCAGATCGACCGAGAGATACCCCGGAGGGCTGGAGTGCGCACCACCAAGATCGAGAGCCTTCAACTTCTTGCGCTTGGCCCACGCCAGCGTCATTGGTTCGATGTATTGGTCGTGGAGTTCGACCGTCCCGGTTTGGATGGCGGCGTTGATGGCGGCTTGGGCCTGGGTGTTGCCAGGGTGAACGCGTTGCAGATAAAGGGCCTGGGTAATGTGGAAGAACTCGGTAACCTGGTACATGCGGCACATGAGGTCTTGATCGTCGAGAAAGTCGCGGGTGATGTCGTAGCCCCCAGCCTTCTCGTAAGCCGACCGGCGAAAAGCTCGGACATGGTTCGGCGCCCACCACACGAAACTCAGGTTGTGCGGCGTCGGCTCCAAGGCGTCGACGGCAAGGACGGCCTTCTTGTGCGGATCGGTGTCGAACCGCTCGTCACCATCCGAGACTTCTACAACTTCGGGGTGGTACTCCCACCCGTTGTTGGTGTCCCAGGTGGTCGTGTCCTCGTCGCCGTCCTCAGTGATCTGCGCCCCATCGCTATAGACGAACCCGACTTCGGGAAGGGCGTCGAAGGCAGCAACAATGATGCCGAGCGCATCGCAGGTCAGCAGGTCGTCGTGGTCCAATTCTACGAGCACTGTGCCGGTGGCGAGAGCACAGGCGTGATGCTTGGCCGCTCCCACACCCCGTATCTCGTCAGCGATGACCACCTTGACCCGCGGGTCGTCACACGCCCAGCGCGCCCCTTGGTTGAGCACCACGATCCATTCAAAACTCTGGATGGTCTGCCCCTTGAGCGAGGCCCAGCATTGGTCGAGGAAGCGGGGGTTGTGGCTCGGACTGAAAACAGAAATAGTGGTCATGCCCAGTTCTCAGCCACGCCGGAGGTCACTGCGTCACCTGGCCGATCAGGCTGGCGGTCCACACTCCGCCGCCCGCCGCGCTGGTAACAACGGCGGTGGTGACTCCGGTGTATTCCGAGCTCCCCGGCGCCCAGGAGAGGTCGGTCCCGGTCTGCGACACGACGGTGGCGGTAGACCAGTCGATGTTGCCGGGTGCGGGCTGGGTGCCCGCCAGGAACTCGGCGGTGGCGGTGAGGATCAACTGCTCGGTGCCGTCGGCGTTCGACACCGAAAGTGTGGCCGTCACCGTGTAGTTCGCCGTCAGCGGTGCGGTGGGCGCGGTCACCGCCACCTGGTCGGCCTCGCACACCATCACGTTCGATGCCACCGGCAGCACTTCGGGTGGCATTACGACGGTGCCGCTCGCTGGGCCTCCGAGCGGTGCGCTCGACACGGCTCGGATCTCCACCGGGAACGCCAGGTACTGAGACGTGCCCATCGTCACGGCGAACGTGATCGCTGGCGGGATGCCGCCGATGGTCCAGGTGATGCCATCGGTCGAACTTGCCAGGTCCACAATGCCGGTGACGGTGCCGGTGTCGTCGTGTACCAGGCCCGCCAGTAGGTACTCGCCGAACCCGGGACCGAGGAAGGCCAGCGTCATGCTGTCCGCCGGGCCGTCGGGGTAGTCGGGGATCGCCACGTCCTGGCGGAGTAGCTGCACCTTGTCGAACGGGTTGCCGCCTCCGCCTCCCCCTCCCGCGCCTGCGCGCCAGGTGCCCGTTGCTGCATCGAAGATTGGGGCGTCCCCGTCCGAGGGTGGATCGCCCTCGATGATCGGTGGGTTGGAGAAGCTCATTGCTCCACCCTACGCCTCCGAAGCATAAGACAATGGCCCGACGTTCACGACCGACATAATGAACTGATACCCAGCGGCGTTCTTGATGTGCCGAACACTGGTGGTAGAGGATCGACCAACCATCCCAATCGCTACGCTGCCGTCAATGATGTCGGCTGGCTGCACCGGATAGTGGAATGTCCCGGTGATCGCCTCGGGAATGGTGGTCGATGCGCCGGGCGAATACAACGCCGACAGACCATCGGTTGCCTGTGCTCCTACAGCGGCGTACCCAAGACCAATGCCGGTGAGAGGCCCACCCACCCCCGCTGCACCGCTCAGGTAGTTGATGACCGACGCCACCCCCGCACTGTTTCCAGCGATATAGGCCGGGAGATTAAAGGTCACGATGTCCAGCGAGCCGACCGCCGCTAGTGCGTCGTACAACCCGTTTACGCTGATCTCCAATATGTCGCCCGGTTCGGCGGGGACGGTGGCATATAGTCCTGCCACCGACGCCCACGCACCCGCCGTCGTAGCTGAACCGATCACTAGATCGGTCCCCGTTGCCAGATTTACAAGAGCAGTCGGCCTACCCGCTTCCTCGGACATGACAGCCAATTGGGGGATGGTATTAGGAAGAGAACTCAAAAGGTTCTGCCATACCACACTGGAGATGAGCGCATGACCGGTCGGGTTCGGGTGGATTCCGTCCTGGTAGAAATACTGGCAGGCGACGGTGAAGTCGAAGATCGGTGTCCCGGTGGGTTGGGCATAGGTGGACGTGAACGAGTTGACGTTAACCGTGGTGGCACCGATAGCCGCAGACGCCGAGGCAATCACCCGTTGAAACGTCGCCCCCGACCCGATCTGGACGGTATCGCCAGCAGCAATATTAACTACCAGACCACTACTGAGACTGAGCGACGTGATGCCGGTCTGCCCGAGAGTCAGGGCTGTCGAAAGCGGCGACGTGTTGAGGAACACATTGGAGATGTCAACAAACACATGCGGCCACTCGTTACCGGCTCCGATAACAGTTTGTATGTCGGCGTTCCATACGTCAATGTCTTGGAAGGTCGGCAGCGACCCGCCCATGCCGAGCAAGTTGATGACCTTCCACAATCCGAACATCAGCCCGATGGGCTGAGTCTTGGCTTCCAAACTGATGTAGTCGAAGTAGAGGTTGGCAATCGAAGGGCTGGTAGGCACCGTAGCGGTGACGTAGTGGCTTCCGGCGGGCACCGGAACCCGCACCACCACATCATTGGCACTCAACCACCCGGCGTCAGCGTAAGTCGAATCGTAAACCGGCGTGCCGACCGGGAAGGTGCTGGTCGGTGTCTGCGCCGTGACAGCCAGCGACGTGGCTCCCGCAACTGCCGATGCTGTGGTCACGAACGTCATACTCGGCCCACCGTTCACCCCGCCGACCACAACACTCGACCCGCTGCCAATCGCAAAGTCTGACCCTTGTATCGTCAAGGTGGAACCGGAGGACACGCCACTGGTGAGAGCGGTAGCCAGGGCACAGGAGGCATACGCCTGACGGAGGGGCGAGGCGAAGTTCACGGCTGAGCCATTCGCCATCCCCGAGCAGATGCAGTTCACCGCTGATCCGTCCACGGTGAAATCTAACGTCCCGGTTGCAGGGGTAGAACTTGACGCCGCATAGGACAGGCAGAACCCGAAATCCACGTAACCACCGGGCCAGTCGGGCGGCGTCATGGCCGACATCGTGGCTCCCGCCGTGTTCGGCACCAGGACCAACTGAGTCCCCGACCCGAATGGAATGGTCAGCGTGGCATAGGTTAACGCCGTGAAGGTGCCCCCAGCCAATGTCACCAACGGTGAATTGTTCCCCCATACGTAAGCCGCAGAGATACGAGCGAACGCTGCTTGCAAAGCTGACAAGAACGGTTGCGGATTTCGCATGGCCGACTGTTTGATGTCGTTGTTGCCGAACATCATCACCGGCAGCACACTCTGCGAGTTGTACGGCCCACCAAAATAGGAAGGATGCCCAGCCGGGACCAAGTTCCAATTGACCAAGTTGCCCACCCCGGCAGGAGCAACAGCGTGAGTTGTCTGAAATGCCCGATACCATCCGGTGAAAGTCAATGTGGCAGCAGCACCACCAGCGGTTGGAGTGTTGCTGAGCACCAGAGCAGTAGCCGAAGTCACCGACAGGACGTAAGTCTCCGGCGGGATGCCTGCTCCCGCCACCATCATCCCCGCCACGATGTTCGATGTGGTGAAACTCCCCGTAGTGGTTATATTGCCATTGGTCGTAGTCCAAGTGCAGTTGGTAGTCATGGCAACGGCTTCGGTCACCCCGTCGTCCTGGTTGTAATACGCCGTAGCTGAATAGGCACCGCGCCAGTTAATCGGTTGATTCGGGGGAAGATACTGCTGGAGAATCTGCGGAATGCCCCCATAGCCGCCGATGATGCTGGATGGTGCAAAGCATCCAGCAAGGGTGGCCCCGGCTACTGATTGGTTCCACAACCGAGAACGCATCATCCCGGCCACCTGGGACATAAACCCATGAGTGGAAGGAACCGATCCGTAACCCGACATCAGCGAATGACCGAGCCCCACTACTTTGGCCCCGGCAATGGGGACCGACGACTGTGACCCGGCACCCGAGGTTCCCTGCGCGCCTTGGCTGCCTTGCGCCCCTACCCCGGTGGCGCCTTGACTTCCCTGAGATCCGGTACTGCCTATAGCGCCTTGGCTGCCTTGGGTACCCGTTGACCCCGTGGCCCCTTGGAACCCCTGGGTTCCTACCCCAGTAGCGCCCTGCGATCCCTGAGCCCCTGTAGCGCCCTGAGCCCCCGTTGAACCTTGACTGCCCGTTGCACCGGTAGCGTCGGCGTACTCCTTCGTCGCCAGGTCCGTCGGGTTGACCGGATCGGCGCTGTCTTGTGCTCGGACTCCTCCGAGGTCGAGCGTGGCGCCCAGGAACTTCATCAGCCGATGATTACCACATTGAACTGCGACGCGCTGGGTGCCGTCGCAAAGGTCACCGTGATCGTGTTGACCGAGGTCATCGACACGTCGGTGATGATCTCCGCCCATGGAGTCGCCGCCGCATAGATCATCACTACCACATCCCGAGTGTTCAGGTTGTGGGTGATGACGAACGAAGTAGTTGCCCCGTCCCCGATGACCGCCATCACCTTTGTCGGAATGCCCTCGGCCACCGCGCTGACCACGCCTCCCGACCCGCTCGTGGGCGCGGTGGCCGCGCCGATCCCGCTCGTGCCTCTGGCGTTGGCGGCCGTCGCCTGGCCGGTGCCGCCGAGTGCCACGGTGACCGGGTTGGTCAAGCTCAGAGTGTTGCCGACCTTTGTGATCCCGGTCCCGGCCAGGATCTCTCCGGCTCCGCTGAACTGCGTCCACTGGATAGCGGTGGTGCCGATCGTGAAGGGGCCGACCCCGACCACGACATACCCAGCGCTGGCGTTCTCCGTTCCCTCTTCCACGAACACGAACGCACCCGGCACCTGCGTCCCGGTGTTCATATCGGTAGCGCGACTGACAGTGAGGTTGGTGACGTTGGCGGTGACGACGTAGATGCCATTGGCTGGTTCGCTGGTGGGTGCCGTGCCAATACCTGCGCCGGCGCCCGTCGCCGCGGGAGCATGCAGGATGGCGATGCGGTCGTTGACCGCGGGGCTGATGCCATCAACGACGGTCCCAGCAATCACCGTCACCGACCCGGCGACGATGGTGAATGTCTCGGCGCCGGTCGTCGCCTCCTGTGCTGACGGCTTGACGCTCAACCCTTGCGCCACAGCATCCACGTAGCTCTTGATGGCGAAGTCGGTCGATGCGGTCGGCGTGGCTCCGTTGGTGATCTTGAACCCGGCATTGCCCCACGCGGCGACCGGCGGCTCCTGGGTAGCGATCACGTCGAGGGTGTTGGTACGAATGGTCGGCGCGGTAGGAACTGTGTTGTTCACGACAACCGACGTGTCCGCCGCCGAGAGGGTCATGCCCGCCTGTGCTCCGGTCGCTCCCTGGCTGCCTTGCGGCCCTGTCGAACCAGTTGCCCCCTGTGACCCCGTGGCGCCAGTGGCACCTTGGGTGCCTTGGGTGCCAGCCGAACCCGTAGCCCCTTGCGACCCCTGTGACCCCGTTGACCCCGTGGCGCCCTGAGCGCCCGTCGAGCCAGCCGGCCCCTGCGTGCCTTGAGGCCCAGCTGCCCCGGTTGCCCCTTGCGCCCCAGTTGCGCCAGTGGCGCCCTGTGAACCTTGCGGCCCAGCGGCTCCCGTAGCGCCTTGAGAACCTTGCGGTCCAGTTGAGCCGGTGGCACCTTGGGTGCCAGTCGCCCCGGTGGCTCCTTGGGCGCCCTGCGGCCCGGCAATCGAGTAACTCCATGCGCTGCCCGTCCAGCAACCGAACTCGTGCAGGGTCGTGTCGAAGTACACCTGCCCAGTGACCGGCGACACCGGCGCGCTGCTGAGGTTCTGGATCTGTGCATTGTTAAATGCGTTCTGCTGTAGGTCGATAAAGGTGCCGAACTTCATGTGAATCTCCTTTGGTCAGGCAAGGTACGCGGTGCCCGCGGTAGCCGCGCTGAATGTAACGATGATGGTGTTGGCGTCGACGTAGTCGTAATCGGTCATCATGGCGTCCCCGGCGCTGTCCACCAGCGTCACGGCGGGGTATCGCCCGAGGTCGTGGTTGATCGTCCAGACGGTCGAGGGCGTTATCTGGCTGAACACAAAGCCCGCGCCGCCCGCGGGGCCGGGAGGCCCGTCGGGGCCAGCTGGCCCTTGAGGTCCGAGTCCACCGGGACCACCCGGCGGTCCCTGTTCGCCAGGAGCCAGAACCACCTTGGGAGCAGGCGGCGCGGAGATCACCACGAAGTTGTTGACATCGCGGACAACGACCATGGTGTCACTCACGGCGTCACCGCCGGGGTCGCGGTAATACTGCCTTGCACTAAGCGGATTGGCTCACCGACTGTCGGGGTCACCAGCAAGTCGTAGACGCCGCGGTTCGGGAGCAATGACGTCTGCTCGGCGGTCATGGAGATGATGAACGATCCGTCTGTGGTCCCGACGGTGATACCGCCCATTGACTCGTCATCGAGCATGACCGAAATGCCGTCGCCGTAGGACGACCGAACCGCGAGGGCGGCATGCCAGCCGGTGACGTCGATGGGCGGGCCAGCTACTCCCGGTGCCGAGCCTGGCTCGCAGTAGATGAACGGGGTCGAGAACCCCGCCCCGGCATCGACAACCAGGTCAGCACAGCCGGCGGTCACTCATCCTCCATGGGTGTGATCGTGAACACGACGCCGTGCTGCTCGCCGTTCCTCGGACGACGGGCGTCGAGGTTCACGACACAGGGAACGCCGCACTCCATACACCGCACGCGGATGCGAACCTCTCGGCTCACCAGATTGCCTTCGGCGTCATTGATGAGCGCGCTGAGACTGTCGACACCAAACGTCCGATGCCCGCACGGCTTGGGCGAGCGGTCGAGCGGCTTGCCGTTGACGAGGATCTCCGGCGAGACATCATCCATCAGCACCTGCTCAAGGGTGTCGTCCACGGCTACAGGGCAGCGAGGGTGGCCCGAGCAGCCTCACGCTTGCGAGCCGTGTGATCGGCAGCCAACTCGTCCACTACCGCTTCCAAACTGGCGATCCGCTTGGCGAGGGGGGTGCGATGTACCCGGCCGGCAGCCACAATGGCCACCATCTCGTCACCGTCGAAGCCTGCCCGTGCCACCGCAGCCGCGTCCTCTTCGCTCAAGCCGGATAGGCCGGAGGCCACCAGGGACTCACGAGCAATCGGGAACCCACCGACGGGCACCGACAGCACCGCGATCATGTGCAGCTTGCCGGCGACCTTGCGCCAGTCGGGGGAGAGGTCGAGCGACATCGCCTGCTGGATCTGAGCCGCGGTCGGGCCACCAGGGTTGTCGTCGGAGTGCGCCGGGCATACCGCGCCGCACAGCCAGACGCCGAAGTCGTCCTCGATGGCTCGCACGTCGAACACCTGGACAACGCCGTAGCCCCCGTCGTAGTGGGCCTTGGCCGCCGCCGCGTTGACGCCATTGACGCCGGGGTGTCCGCAGCCCATCGTGACCTTGCCGACCGCGATCCGGTCGAGGTCGAGAGAGCCGTCCTCTTTCTCACCGACAGTGACTACCCGTTCGCCGGTCATGTAGTGGGCATAAGTCGCTGACCTGGGCGGCTTCACCTTCTGGCCCGGCAACCCGGTGTGTTCTTGGCCCCAGTAGCAAGCGTGCCCGTAGACCCGGCCTTCGTCCGTCACTGTGAATGGCACGGCGTACTTGCCATCGGGCTGGCGCACAAGGCGAGCATCGCCAACGGTGGGAGGCGGTGTCGAGAACCATTCAGCCGGCGGGTTGTCCGGCCACGCCATCGGGGCGCCGGAAGCAACCACGACGATGTTGTTCTGTGCCCGCTCAGTGGCAAGGGGAGCCATCGGCAACGGCTGGTCGGCCATGGTGATGACCGCCTGCTGCAACGCCGGGATGGGCACGATGGTGGCCGCGCCGACGACGAAGCTCGTCATGCGGAACCAACCGTCGTAGTCCGAGTCGTCACAGTCGTCGAAGATGCTGGACGAAGTGGAGATTTGGACCTCGATGTATTCGCCAACGATATCACGCGGGTCAATGGAGATGAATCGCTGAGTCTGCTCTTCGACTGATAGCTGGGCGAGTTGCCCCATCTCGTCGGTACCGAACACGCCGGTCGCCAAGCAGGCGGTGACGCCGCCCTCGACCACCATTTCCATCGTGTCGATGCGGCCACAAGTCTCGGCGCCGTAGTGCCCGCCTTCGTCCTTTTTGAGGAATCGCAGGGAGACAGGCAGGTCGGGGAACTGTGTGGCTCCCATGCAAATCTCTCGACCATCGTCCGTGCGAATCCCCTCTACGTGCGTATACGCGTGCCAGGCGCCGCCGGGGTTGGTGACGATTTGGGGGATGTCTGCCCCGCTGTCCGAGGTGAGGGCTGCAAGGTCGGGAGAGGTCAGGGAACCGTCTGCCGCCGCCCTCATCAGAGCGAGTGCTTCCTCGGCGGTGAGGCTCGACAGAACCTCCGCCTCCTCGGCGGTCAGCGGTGGGTCCGGTTCGGCTGCCGCGGGGTGGATATGCCCATGAGCCGAGTCGCCATTATGCGAATGCTCATGTTGGTGCATCAGGTCCCCACCCTGCTCTTGATAGGCAGAATGCGAGTGCGAGTGCGTGCCGGTCATCGGGTCGTGATTGGCGGTGGCCAGGACTTCCTGATTTGGCTCCTCACCTGAGGGAGCAGAACCGGAAGGCGGGGTCTCGGGCTCGCCGTCAGCCACCATCGCAGTGATGCGACCTCGGTGGTCGACGGCCATGTGCCGGCGGGTGGCGGGCAGGAAGTGATCGCCGGGAACGCCGGTGGGACCGGAATGGCGTTTGAATGGGCCGTAAGCGGCGGGAGCGGGCACAGCGAACCTCCGAGACTAGACAACAGGTCCGTCAGCTGCGCTGAGGTCAATCGCCGAGCTGCGCTCGTTGCGTCTTAGTCAACCACACCGCGTAGACGGGTTGACGGATGATGGGACGAAAGTGTCTCTATATCGGTATACATTCGATATGCGAGTGCTGAGTTAGGTAGTAGAGTGGTCTAGATGATGCCAAGAGCGAGCAAGGTAACGGTCACCCGAGCGGACGGTACCAAGGTTGTCCAGCAGGCTCAAGGTACGAGCCGCCGTCGACCATGTGACGCCGGTCTCTGTCGGCGGGTACGACGAGATGTCGAATCTGGTGGTGGCCTGTGAGCGGTGCAACCGAGCGAAACGAGCGGCTACGTGGGTGCCTCTGTCGTTTGCGGGCCTCTACGGGCGACACAGAGAGTGATAGGTGGGCTGAGGGTACGGGGAGCGTCCCCTGTCGGAAGGAACGCCCAGGTGCGCCAAGTCCAGCCCTCAGCCCAAAGCGCGAGCCCACCCTAGTGGACGAGGGCGACGAACAGCCACACGACAACGAGGACGACTACGACGGCGCCAATTAGACGGAGCACGGGTTCTCCTCTCAGTGAGCCAACTTGGCACAGTCGCGGGGCGCATCGGTTACGACTACCAGTTGGCGGATTTTGGCAATGGCGGCTTCCGTCTGTGAATCGTTGGTTGGCGTCACGAATGAGTCGATGGCTGCCGTCCACAAGATCGTGTTATTGGCTCTCTCCACGTTGGTCCCCAGACAGGCTTGGTAAGCCACTTGCTGATTAGTCTCGGCTTTACTGGCAATCCGATTGGCAGTGTCAGCCGTACCCTTGACCCACCAAAGCACTATTACCAGCACCACCAGCAAGCCCACCCCGAGATAGATACGATGGCGGACCAGTTTTTGGACTTGCTCCAACTGCTTATTGATCTTGTCAATACTAGGCAGAAGTTCAGCATTCAGCGTCTGAATAGTCTCGACAGCTTTGTCAGAAGCTCGACGGTCGGGGATTCGGGAATCAGCCATGGCTCTCTTTCAATGCAGCAAGTTCAGACTCAACAACATCGAGTCGTCTTTGGCATTCAGCCTCTGCTTCTTTGATTACTGCTAATGCCTCATTCGCAATGGTCAACTGCTTCAACACTTCAGCCAGTTGACCAGCAGTGGTTACCAACTGGTTCTGAAGCATCTCAACCAACGATGCTGCCGCCTTGGCGATAGCGTCGGCTGCCTGAGTGGTAGTGGCGATCTCTTTGATCGGCCGGTCTTCTGCCCTGAGCATGTCCCGGCGCCATCGGTCGTAGAACCACTTCAACCCGCCACCGCCGAACACCGCCAGGGTGGTAGCTGCCGCCAGTTCACCGACGGAGACGCTCATCAGTTCGGGTAGTCGCGGGGACTAGTCGGCAATGAGGTCTGTCGGCCGGCGCGATTGAGGATAGTTTCGAGCCCCTGTGAGGCGTCCTGGTCCTCTGGCGTTCCGTAGATCGCTTGCCCCGGTTCAATTCCTGTAGTGGTTGTAAAACAACGGCATCCGGCCGTCTGTTCATCGCTACCGTCAGGATCGCCTGGATACAAAAGGTCCTCGCCACCGACGGAGAACGTGGCGTTAATGGGAACCTCTTGGCCCTCGGCATCCTGGTGATCTGGTCTTACGTGGTCGTCTCCGGCTGTCCCCCAAACCTTTGTTGCCGCATCGTAGGTATTACCCATGGCCGATTGCAGATAGCTGGAGACGTCCTGAGTCGCCCAGTTGCTTACCATTTCTGCCGAGGCCCCGAGCTGCCCACCGATGATGTCGCCCGCGGTGGCAAAGACGTCATCGGCAGCCTGTGCCGGATCTGTCGCGGAACTGATATTGGCGTTTAGTCGCGACCCGAGATAGGTACCCGCGGCCACTACCGATGCCACGAGTGTCGCGGAGATGGCCGGCGCGCTCGACGGCATCCCCCACGTAGCATCCGCGGGGACCGCATCCTGTGCCGCGCTCTGAGCCTCGGTGGCGATTTGATTGGCAACGGGGGTGACGTGCTTGGCGATAGCCGCAGCCCAGACGGCCGCACTCCATGCCTTCACCCCTTCACCCGCGGCGGTCAGGGCTGAGAGTTGGATCCCGTGCGCGGCCAGGGTGGACTTGACATGGGCGTGCATCTCGGCGACTGCCGCGCTGGCCGCGTCGTGGAGGCGGACCTCCCAGTCTTCGACCGTGGATTTGGGGATGAGCCTACGTGGCGCCATCGAGCATCCCGCAGACGACGCCGTGGTCAACCGTCATAGGCGCGCCGATGGTGATGTGGAGCTGCACGGTATCGACTGCCAGCACACCGACCGCGGCCGCGACGTCGCTCGGGTGAGTGTGCCCGGCCGCAGAGGCCCATTCGGATACGTGGGTGACCAGCGTGGAGACTTCGGCTCTGACCGCTTCGTCCGTATCGCCGCCGAGGAATCGGGTGGTCTCGTCGATGCCCAGGTGGGAGGCGAGGTCGGCGTTGGAGATGGCTGCCCACTTCTCGCGCTCGGGTTGCTTGAACTTGGTACGAAGCTTGGCGCCGAGGCGCTCGACAGCCCGCGCCACGGTGAGATCACATGCCGCTTGCACCTTCCATGCCAGCACGGCTTCGGGCTCCGAATGTCCGGCGATGCTGGCTGAGGCCGTGATTCCCGCGGTGCCGACTTTCTTCTCGATGATCTGTGAACCTCCCGACTCGCCCGGGACGACCGCGTCATCGATCTGCGACACACCAACTGCGGCGTCCGAAGCCGGAGCGACGATGGTCTCTCGGATCTTGGTGAGCCGGATGGCGTCGACCCGGGCGGCGATCTCCAGCGGGTCTACGACTTCGTTCGGGTCGAGTCCGAGCGTGTCGCGTATCTCGGCGATCTTGACTGAGGATTGCGTGGTGTCGTGAACGTAGAGCTCCAGCATGTCCTTGCTGCGGTCGGGCTGGGAGACGAGATGGTGGGCGTCGTAGGTCACCGCCACGCTGAGGATGTCGTCGGGGTACGGCTCGCCGGCCGCGAGGTGTTCGGGGTCGATCCCACGGTTCTTCGCCATCGCCGGCCAGAGGTAGGCCACGGTGAGCGCGTCGCAGATGAGTTGCAGGGTGGGTTCCAAGTGAATTCGGAACGTATCGATGCTTATTTGTTGGGCGTTGGTGAAGGTCGTGCTCATATGGCCAAGAATTACCTCGACGGGCATATCAAGTCCCTGTGCCAACCGTTGCAACGCCTCCGTCCGTTGGATGACCTGCTCCTGGCTCGCCGCCTCGAAGGGGATATGCTTGATGTGCTGGAGGTACTCCGCTGGCCCTTGGATGATGAACGGCATCCACGCGCTGGCGTTGGCTGGGTCGTCAATGGCCTTGGCCCCGGTGTTAATCATGTCGACCGCGAGAGGGTTCATAGCCTCGGATTGCTGACCGTCCGGGCCTTCCTCATCATCAGGAGTGTCGAGTTCGTCGGGGATGGCAAGTACACCTGCAAGTGCCATGCGGCTGATAGCTGATGACCGAACAAGTCGGGTGAGCACGACCAGCTCTTCGAGCAACTCAAGGCACGAGCGCACTGAGGATGTCGCCAGCATCGACCACTGCCCATCGGATCGCCACACCCGTACCGGGTTAACACCGGGTGGCAAGGGGACGGCGCCATAGCCAGGGCCGAGGTACTTCGTCCAGGTGTTGCCGTCGCGGAGAAGCTCCTGGGTAGAGAGGATATCGAACTGGATTCCTTGTGGGGTGTCCTCGGGGACGTAGTACAACTCACCGGCCACGAATAGCTTTTCGCCCGATGACCGGAGTAACTCGCTCTGCCCGCCGCGCTTCGACCGAATGACCGAGATGAGATCGCTGGCTTCCTCAGCCACGGCCGTCTCCAGCCCGTCAACCGGCTCTTCGCCGTCGTAGCCCTGCTCAACCGAGCCATCAGGGTTGCGCTTGCCTACGGTCAGACTGCATTGAGAGAGAGCGTTACCGACGTACATCGTCGCGGCGTTGAGTTCTCCCACGCTGGCCCGGTAGCCGAATGCCGCGTGCTGCCAAGTCCTCGTTATCGCGTTGGGCGACGGCGCGTTGTACGAGTTTGGGTCCATCACCATCGCCGCAGCGACTAGCCCCTCGTTGATTCGCGAGAGTTCTTTCGACCGAGCGGACAAGCCGCGCTCGCGTATCTGTCGGCGTCGGGTCCACAACGTCTGCTTGTCCCGGTTCACCCGCGGCACCGCGGCCAGCTCGATCGGGATGTCAGCAGGGGGAGGCTCAAGGACGGGCGCGTGTCGGCGGGCCATCAGCCGTCATACTCCGCGAGGAACCCGGCCACTTCGGAGAACGCGAGCCCGGCGGCGACCCATTGCCAGACGCCGGCGATATACGCGGTAGCGGCGAGAACGCCAGCGGCTAGATAGGGCGATAGACACCAAGGGCATGACAGCCAAGCCGCCAGCCGTGGACGTTGCGGGTTCCCGCTCGGTCGCGCACCCGCGGCCCACAGGCGCAACGAACGGGTAATGGTGTCGTACGCGATGAGACGGGAGAGCCGCGCGACGGCCAGGGCGTCAACGACGAACCACCAGAATGAGTGAGGGAAGGTGGTCACTGCCCGAGAACGACGGTCCTGGGCTTGACCTTCTTAACGCCGGTCATCTTCTTCGGCCGTTTCGCTTTGTAGGTTTTTGGCTTCTTCGGCTTAGAGACTTTGGCCATTGACCAGGGATGCTACCTGCCGGTCACCGCGCTAACTGGGATCTGCCTTCAACGCTGACATGCGCCACCACGTATACGCGCTACAGATCCACTCGGTCGGCGATGGACTGGAGCTCGTCCGCGCGATACGGTCGGCGACCCACCGAACCCGCAACGTCACCTGTGGGCCGGAGTCGTCGGGCTTCTCTTCGATCCGAGCGGTATCGTCGTCGTGCAGGACGGAGGTGATGCGCTGGTTGAGACGCTCGACGGCGTCGTCCAGGCCTTCCAGATTCTCGCCGAGACGCGCAAACTCGCCCTGTAGCGATGAGGGGTCGAGGGGTGCAGCAACCTCTTCGACGTTCATTCTCACGGTCTCATAGGGTTGCTCAGCCACGGTGGCTCCTCTGGTTGGCGATTGGGGGAGATGCTGTATCGACCACAAGCGGTGCCGAGTCCGTCCTCACGGATCGGACCATCTCCCGTGGACAGCAGCCTATGCCAATCCGAAGCCGGATGCTGAGTTATGGTCCCCGCCCCGCTGAATGTCGGACGATGCCCGGCCCCGGTTGCCCACGGCGAGATCCTCGCGCCACTCATCGGGTTCGGCGAAGTCCTTGCCGGTGGCCTCCGCGAGTACTTGCCGGCGAGCCTCAGCCGCCAGGGACGTTGGGATGCCTCCCCGAGGGAATGGGCGCCTTCTGGCCCTAGAACGGCTCCTGGCGGCACTGAGGGGCGGCTCTGAGGCGTCTGGGCCGAGGACCGGGAGAACGTCGCCCTCGTCGTCGCCCTCGTCGTCGCCCTCCCAGATTTCGTCGGTCATGCGCTCCATCATGCCATGGAGGACCGAACCACCACCGTTATCCGGCCTCGCGTGCAGTGGTGGGGTGATCTCTTCCAGCCATCGCAGTGGGGGCAGTGGACCCAGGACCGGAGCAGCTCCTGATATCGCAGGGCTCGCTTGTGATTGGAGTTGGGATTCTCGGCGGTTGCCTGCTGCCAGAGTGCTAGTCGATGGCGTCCTCTAGGAGCCATTCGCCGTAGTCGAGCAGGTGGTCATCGTCGGCAGGAATGGCAACCGTGATCGTCAGTGTTGCCGGTTGGTCGCTCACGGCTGCTCCCTACCAGGAGGCACATCCGTTTTGGTCAGGGACGTAGGAAGTCCCCTCGATCCGCTGGGCCACGGCCACCTGCGCCGCTGGCGAAAGATCGGAACCGCCGCCGTTGGCGTACCAGTTGGTCGAGTTGATCCCGAGGCTGTCGGGGTACTCGGGACTGGCGTACCCGATCCATCCGCCCTCCTCACACGCAGCCACCAGGTCCCATCGGTGGTCATAGTCGCCTCCCTGCACCACGGCCGGAGCGGGGGTCGGTGCCGTCGAAGGCGGTGGCGCCGATGCCGTGATAGGGGCAGATGGGGTTGGTGAAGCCGGTGGTGCAGTTGCCGCAGGCGAGTTGGTCACTGATGCGGACGCCGGTGATGGGGTCGTGGTCGTCGTGGTCGTTGGCGGGGGTGGCAGGGCTGGCTTCGGCGCCGGGGAGAGTGTCGCGTCGGGCCTCGATGATGAGATTAGCCACGGTCTCCCGAAGGTAGGTTTTGTCCAGGAAGTCAGTGCCGATGATCTTGTCAGCGAGGTTGCCTGGGATGGTGATTGTGACGTCGTCTGCCATGTAGTGGTTCCAATCGTGAGGGCGGTCGCGGTCAATAGGAATGCAGCGGTAGTGGCGATTCTGCGGTACATCTCGGGTGTCTCCTTCAGTTGGCTTGCGCTTGTCTGTCGGTGGACTCCCGTGATCGCATTTACGGCTCCGGTGCGGCCACCGGGAAGGGTGGCCCGCCCTGGGCTTTACGCCTTGAGCTATGCCGCGGGATTGTCGTGTCCGGGGTGTCGGGTCAGTCGCTCACCTCCCACAATCCCTGTCGGCCCGGGGTCGGCCTCGGTTCGATCCGTTCGATGTTGTCGAGCAGCCAGGCGAAGCGGCCGGGAGCGAAGTCGCCGTAGGGGCGCTGGTCGCCCCGGTACTTGCCCTCGGCTGACCCGAATCCCGGCCACCAGAACTCGATCGGCCACGGCTCAATGGTCATGCAGCCCCATGGCTCTCGCCACTCATCTTGGGGCGGGATCTCATCTACCATCGGGATCACGTCGGTCAGCGTGCAGGTGGCCACGATGGCGCCGTAGGGCATCTCATCGGTGCTCCCGTCCGGTGCCACCAGCCCGGCGGTGTACCAGGCGTCCCACGCCTCGGGCTGGTCTCCCACGAGTGCCTTCATGTCAGCAAACTTGGCCGGGCGCTTGGCGGCGTGGATCGCCAGTGGTCCCCGATACCGGGTTGACCACGAGCGGGTCTCGATGCGTGGTCTCCCAGCAGGTCCATCTCGAACTTGCGGGGAGCGGTCACTTCCGGGCATTGCTCAGCTCCTGCTTGATCCGATCGTCGGTGGCGTTCTGGCCGTCACACCACTTCTGGCACTTCCTGATGGCCCGAGCTATGGCCCTCTCCGATTGAGGATGCCCTCGCCAGCCTCCTATCATCGTTTGGTCAAACCGTCTGCCAGGTTTGAACGCCACGAGTCGGTTGTCCTCCTCGTGCCAAAACGGTCGCCATTTTTCGGTCATCCTGCCATCCGACTGCCGGTTGTGGTGGCTCGCATCTCTTCGCCAAAGGTGCGGGTTTTGTGGACCCCCAAGTTGTGGATCTTCGCGAGGGCCTGGCTCAACGTGTCGCAGTTGTGGACGAGTACTCCATCAGCGAAGTATGTGCCATCACTTGTTCTCAGGTTGAATACGGGCTCGCTTGCGTCGGTGGTATGACTCACGCTCTCGTATACGGTGGCATTCCTTGCATTGGCGACCGCCAGTCTTACTCCACCGTGTGTTCTCCTCGGTGTATTCGTGATTCTGTGGGCAATGAGTGGTCCGCTCGCGGATAGCCGCTCCAACAATCTGGGCATGTTCCCGGTGCCATTCTCTGCCTTCGGGCGACTGGTGCCACGCCACGGTGAGCGGCCTGATGCGCGCAAGGAGGGCGAGATGCTTCGGAGATCGTCCGGTCGCAGAACGCTGAGCAGAATGCTTGTCCTCGTGCTTACCCCGTGGAAGACATTCCAGATTCTCTGGCCGATTGTCGCTGAAATCTTCGTTCCGATGATGGACGTGCCAGCCCTTGGGGATCGGCCCGTTGCTCGCTTTCCATACCTCTTGGTGAAGCGCCTGGACCCCTTGCTTGATCCATTGACCGCCAGGCTTGTAGTACCGGCGGTGGGCCACCTGGGCAGAGTCGGGATAGCGCCGGTACGTGATGCCACCGAACTCGACAGACTCGACTCGGACACTCCCGCGCTCAGTGGCTTTGACAATGAGGGGGTCGCCATGACGACGGAACCGGGAATAGTGAAGTTGGCAATACCCGCGGGTGATCTTCCCGCCCCTGCTGCAACCAAACACCCGGCACTGGCGTGGGGTGTTTCGTGGCGTGGCACCAGTCGCACGACGCTTCCAGCATCGATGGCATAAACCCTTCGCCACCGCTTCTCGGTCACATCCTGGGTACTTACATCGCACGTCCACAGCATATCATCGTGGCGTAACTCACGGAAAGGAATCCACCCCCGATCCGTAGCGAACGGATGCTTGGCCGTAGCACGCAAACCAAACTGATCGAGTACCGGCGATATCCCCGTCTGCCCCGCATCTTCGACAGTCACCCAACCGGAAGCGCCAAGCACTTGATCACCGGGAGTTACCGCTTCGATAGACACCGGGCCGTCTGGCATAACGATCTGAGTCCCAGCGGGAAGGCACATGTCGTCGTGATTGCCCTGTGGGAACGCAGACAACTCTTCGAGGAACTCGGGGAGCCATGGAGCACGGGAGGGCAAATGAACGTCGCCGGCTTCCACGTAAGGAATGATGGCGCGCGCTCGCACGACCTTGGATCCCTTGGGCGTGACGGGGATGAGACCTGCCAATCCTCGGCTACGAATGCGACTCACCGCGTCCCGTTCGTCCGTGGTCATCCCGAGTTGAGCGGCGATGTCATCGCTGACCACGTAACCCGGTGAGGCGGTGCGCAGGGCTTGCATCACCTCTGGCCCATACCCGGCGGATTCGACCAGGTGACGTCGGCACTCCGGGTGGCGAACGGTGACCAGTGCCATCGCACAGGCAGTAGTTGCTTGGGTCCATCGGCCCCGGAACTGATCGACCAACCAGCAGTCCTTCCCGATACGACCCCACACCTGACCGACGGTGAAGTCTCCCGAGTCCCGTTCCTTCAGTTTCATGTCCCACGATGAGAGCATCTGCTGGTATTTCTCGGGCATCGTCGATTCGATCTGCCACCATGACCTCTTGAACTCCCCCCCCTCGGCGGGCGCCGGCCGTTGCTGGAGGAGTGCGGCGGAGAGGAAAGACCCGAGGCTGCGGGCACGCTCGCGCTCGAACTCGATTGAGAACTTCTCCGGTTCGATGACCTCGCCCTCGGCGCGCCCTAGTGGATCGCGCATGCGGGTCCACGGGTCAATGCTCTCGGGGTCGTACCGCTCAGCTATGGCGGGGATGCGGACCAACTCCCATTCTTCGCCTGTGCCGTCCTGCATCCGGTCGAGCAGGCGTCCGGTCAAATCATCTTCATGCCATCTCGTGGCTGGCAGAATTTGCCAGGGGTTGTCGTCCTCCAGCCTGGTTCGCACCACCGCCCTATAGGCGAAGTCGACACGATCTCGTTGTGCCTCGCTATGAGCCTCTACCCAGCTTTTGAAGGGGTCATCCAGGCAAACTCCCGTGGCTCCGAATCCTGTCAGCGCTGACCCGATACCCGCCCCGACAATGCCGCCGCCCTGCTCGGTCATGAACCTGTCGCGCCGCTTCACGTCGGGCCGGAGTTGGGCTCGGAGAACGGATGAATGCTCGACCAGGATGTCCCGCACAGACCGGGCGTTCTCGTCGGCCAGGTCATCGCCGTAGGACACGAGGATGATCTTCTGGGTCGGATCTCGGTCGAGGCTCCATGCCGGACCCCAACGACTCGCCAGGCTGCTCTTACCAAGACGTGGGGGCACAGCCCAGAGCTGACGAGGTGATACCCCAGTTACCGCGTCCCTGAATTTCTGGCCGAGCAGCATCCAATACTTGTAGGGCTTCCAAAGCCCCGGCGCCAGGTGGCAACTCATCGTCGAAGGGGTGGCGCGCCAGGGCGTGGAGTGCTCCTCCTCGAACCACAGCCACCAGGCCGCGCGCACCTTCGGTGAGAGCTTCTTCCATGCCCTGTCGAATTCGGGACGCTCTAGGCCGAGGAGCGAGGACGGGTCGAAGCCGAGGGTGGCGGTCACCGCACCCGCCGCCGCACAACGATGTCGAAGATGGGCCGCGTTACCTTCTCTTGCCACAGGTGCCAGAAGTCCCGGAAGGCTTGCCGACACTCATCCATTGCCTCGGAGAGAGTCGGTGGTCGGTCAGGGGTCACGACCGTATCTGCCGGCGATCGGCGTACCGGAGAATCGAAAGAGTGACGGTGAAGCCGAGTGAGAAGGCGCCGAGAAGAACGGGGATTAGCCAGAAGAGGCTCACCCCACGTACTCCGAGCAGGCTTGGCACTGGCCCTTTTGGATTCGGGCCGGCGGATGAGGACACTTCGCTTTCGTCGAGACAGAGGGCCGCGTTGCACCCCGAGAAGAGGCTCTGACCGAACGCGCTGGTCGTGGCGAGCTTTCGTTATGAGTGTCCACCCCCTGCCTCGACGACTTGGGTGGCCGCGAGCGAGCTTCGGCTCGGGCGTTGAATACGGGCTGAGGGTCGGCGCCGATCACTGGCGGGTTCATCCGGATCTCGGCGGCGGATCGCAGGTACTCAGACCGGGACTCGCCCGCGGCATCGGCGGCTTGGTCGACCCGAACGATGAACTCCGGGGTTGCTTTCAGAGTGACGATCGGCATGGCCCTCATCCTAGCGCGGTTGGTAATACCGGTAATACCTTTCAGACGGTCTCAACCACGCCGACGGCTGACCCGCAGGCTACGCAGAGCCCGTCATCGAGTCGCTTGGCGCTCGGGTGGGTACAGAATCGAGTGGCCATTTCATCGGGTGGCCTGGGCTGCGACGATGCCGTCACGGCGTCTTCTACGGCGCTACGGAGCCAGACGGTGCGAGTCAGACCGGCGTCCAGACGTGCTCGTTCCGCTTGGGCATAGGTGACGTCGTCGAGCCTGACCGATAGCACCCTCATGGCGTTTTGCCGTTCGTTTCTGGTGCATGCCCGTTCGGGCTCGCCGGCAACGCTTCCACATCGATAACCGCCTGACCTGGTGATTCGCCCGCTAAGTGCTGCGCTCGCATGGCTTGGAGCTGCTGCCATACGTCATTGTCCGCCGGGATTGTCACGCCGCCCTGGGTCACGGTTAGGTCGACTTTGTTGATTTTGAGCCCGAGCAGCTCGGCGCGGTAGTGGAGGATCCAGCGGATTTGGTTGGACGCCCGTTCGGCGATTGCGGTGTCGGCTTGGAGCAGGTCCGGCCACCAGCGTCTCAGCAGCCCGTCGACCCTCGAAAGTTCCAGTTCACGCTCCTCTTCGGCCGGCCTTCGGTAGGTGTCGAGCAGGGCGGCTTTGTAGAGCCGGGTGGCGTGCTGTTGGCTGATCCCAATTCGGGCGCCGATCTGGTCAAAGGTGTTACCGCTCCGTCGCAATTCGACGCAGAGCAATTTACGTTCGGCGTGCTGCTGCGCTTTGGCTGCGGCCCTGGTCCGGATGGGCAAATGATCAACACTCGCTCTACCAACACCTTCGGTGACCGTCATGACAGGCCCCTATCCCGGTGCTCCCGCACTACCCGGTTGACGTGCTTACGGGAGCCGGTCACTAGGGGCACGCACCGGAACGTCTTGCGGACACAGACATCGCAGATGGCGTAGCTGTCATCGCCTCGGCCTTTGACAATCGGGTCGTGTGTCTCTCGCTCAGTCGTCGGCATCGGCACCATCCTCTAGGTCGAAGGGGCTGAAGGTCAGTGGTGGGCGTGCGTCCTCGGTGAGTGCTGCGCTTACCATTACGTGGTCGAGGGCGCCGAAGAACTCATCTTCGATCTCGGCCGTGACCTCGATATTCTTCCCGTCGGCGTCGATATAGGCGCTGGTCACGGTACCCACGATGGCGCCGACGTCATCCACCACGTTGGCCCCTCGAAAACCAACCGGGAGATTCCGGACGAACGTCTCATGCCTACCGGCGGGCTGGGAGAAGCGAACGGTTGCCATGATCTGTCATCGTACCCGCGTATACGGATCGCTCGCTTGATCCTGTGGATAACTTGCGCCACGTGAAACTCTCATCGAGTCGTCCGGTTCGGCTCAGGTTCTCTTTGAGAGCCCGCTGGGGGCCGATTTGGAGCGTTCTACGGGTTCGCGTGGTGGTTGGGCGCTCACAACGGGTTCTGAGGCTCTGGGGTCCGGCCCTGCCGGGGAGCCTTGGGCGGTTCGTGAGACTTCCGACGTAGCAGGCCCCCCTTCTCCCGATGGAGACGGGCTAGGCAGGGACGGAAGGCCGACCGGGGAGAGCGCACGTGGGGAACGCCATACGACCTCCCCGGCCAGAACTTGATCGAGCGACAGTCCGGTTACCTCGATCTTCGGCACGACAAACGATTTGCCGGATGACTCGACCCGCACGATGCGGAGAATGGCGGGCACCATCTCTCCCCGCTTGAGGGCGTGCTTGAGCACATCGACCGACTGGGGCAGAGTCTCGGCGGCGATGATGCCATGAGTCTCCAGGCGACCCGTGCCGATGACCTCCACGTCGGGGAGCATGACCCAAAGGCGGGTGGTCGGCTGGCAGTAGGTGTCCTTGCTCGCCAGTCGCTGGGTGATCGAGGGGCAGGAACACGCCTCGCCGGTCAGGGTGTCGTGCTCACCGTCGCACCTCTTGGTGCAGACCGGCATCCCGCCGTCCTTCTTCCGCCACTGTTCCCACCATCCGACGCACGCCTCGCCGGGCAGGACCATGATCCTCAGATGGTCGGTCGGGAGGTACGCCTGGCGCTGGTCGCCCCAGTCCGACGTGGTGCCGCCGTAGACCTTCACGATGGCGTCGATCACATCGGGCGACTGGCTGGTGACTCTGATCTGATTGTCGAGCGACGACGGGTACTCCTTGCCCTTGGCGTTGACCTTCTTCTCGCCCAGTCGGATGCGGAAGGTCTCGGACCAGCGGCGCTGGATGTCGAGCATGGGGGTCACTTCGGCACCACCAGGCCCGACTCGGGGACCGTCCAGGGTGCGCCTTCGGGGAAGATCGTATAGCTGTTCGCGTAGGCACCCAGGAGGTTGGCACTCCGGAGGTCGGCACCCGCGAGGTTGGCACTCCCGAGGTCGGCACTCCCGAGGTCGGCACCCCCGAGGTCGGCACCCCCGAGGTTGGCACCCCGGAGGTTGGCACCCCGGAGGTTGGCACCCCCGAGGTTGGCACCCGCGAGGTTGGCACCCGCGAGGTTGGCACTCCGGAGGTTGGCACTCCGGAGGTCGGCACCCCGGAGGTTGGCACTCCCGAGGTCGGCACTCCCGAGGTCGGCACTCCCGAGGTTGGCACTCCCGAGGTTGGCACCCCGGAGGTCGGGACGCGGCTTGTCCACTTTCCACTCTCCAAGCCGCTTGACCGCCGTTAGCGCCCGCTCGTACTGGCTCGGTGGCTCCTTGCCCCGCTCGCCCGACAGTGCCCAGGCGATGACCACACCGGGTATCCACCAAGTGTCGAGGATGCCGGTCTGTCCCGCTCGGACCAGTTCCTCGCGCATGGTGGGCGTGGTGTCGGGGGCATCGTTGGCCCGGATCACGCCGTCGGCGATGATCGGGTGGGCGCAGTCGGGGCGATCGGTCCACGGCTTGCCTGCCATCCACGCCAGCAGGGTCATGGCGCACGCCTTACCGTCTGCCTCGGACCCCACACCGGATACCAGGTCGAACTTGGATAGGGCCTCGTCAATCGTGTGAACGGTCATGGTAACCAGTGGCTTACTCATTCGTCGCTCCTTCGGTATCGGCCAGGTGGCCGCAGTCGGCACACTTATCCATCCCGTCATCGCTCACTACGCCTCCCACAGCGTGCGGGGGATCGCATCGACCCCATGTGCGTCACGTCGGCGGCTCGGCGTGTCCCACCCTCTCCGGGCTTGGAGTTCGGCCAGCACGATCCAGCCAGCTGCCCGTAAGGATGAACCGGATTCTCCCGCCTGGGTGTATGTGATGAGCCGCGAGTAGCCGAGCGCCTTTGTTGCCCGCCAGGCGGCTCCGTAGAGCATTGAGTTGGCATTTGGCGTGCCATCCGTCGCCGTGCGGTTGACTTCCAGCGTCAGCCCATCGGCGTAGTGCCGAGCTACTGGACGACCGACCATCGCTACGCCTCGGAGCACGCCTTCCTCGTCAGCCACGCCGAGGGAGAACTTGTGACCCACGGGAGGGCGATGGTGGCGGTGCCATTCCGCCACGAACCCGCTCGCGGTGGGGAAATCAACGGGCACGAGATGAAGGCTCACGACTTCACCGGGATCACGTTGCGCTTGATTGAATCAGTCATAATCCACCCTGCTCCCGTCCGAGAGGTCGAAGATGACGAAAGCGTGTTGGCCGTGCCAGTCTTCCTTTTGTTCCTTTTCGGCGTCTGTGGCCCGAAGAACCGCCTCATCTGTGGTGGTGAAGAACCCAACGATGTCCGATGGCTCACCGCATTCCAGACAGCCGATGTCAAACACCATGAACCGGCCTACCGTTACGTCTGTTTCGTGTTCGGGCACAGTTGCCTCCAGGTCTTCGGGGGAGATGGGGGTGGTCATGGCACCTTCCATTCGTGGGCCTCACAGATCGGCCCCTTGCACGCCGGGATGCCGTCAACGAACCCAAAGTGCTGGGCGATCCGATCTTTGGCAAACGGTGGCGGCTTGGGATATCGGAGCACGTTGTAGTACCACCAGAGGACGATGGGCGAGATACGTCGGTGGGTGGTGACTCGATCCCACCACCTCACATCGACAATCGCCCCGTCATCGAGAGTGAAGTGCTCTGTCTGCCACCACCTACTCATTCGTCGCTCCTTCGGTATCGGCCAGGGCGTCTGAACACTTGGCGCAGAGGTTCGCTTCCACCCCCGCATTGATTGCAGCGATTGTCTCGGGACCGAGTACGTCGCAGAGAACTTCCCCCGCCTTGCACACACTGACGATTCGCCATACGTCTGGATCGTTGGCGAGGTAGGTGTCGATTTCGACCAGCGCATTCTCCAACTCAGCCGCCCGAATCTCGGACGCCTCAAGCGAGAAGAAATGGTCGTTTCGCAGCCGCTCTACCTGTGCTTCTAGCTCCGCTATGCGGAGTCGGAGGACCGGGACATCGGGGTCGGGGGGGGCACCTTCACTCATTCGTCGCTCCTTCGGTATCGGCCAGGCGGGTAGATGCTCATTCGCTCGGCTCCTCCGGGTCAGGGGGAGCAGCGAGGGCAGCGACCGACAAATACTGCAACAACTGAGAGCCTATGAACTCGGTGTAGGCGGGGGGGATGGCCTGGGTCATCTCGTCGCGGGTCATCCACTCGACGCCCATGACCGCCTTGGCGGCGTTCGTGCTCGCTCCCGCCGTGTGGCCCGCAGGGTCAGGGAGAATGCCGGTGACGCCAGCGGACCCCTTCGAGTAGCGAGATCCCAGCATCCGACCCGACCCGATGGTCACAGTGTGGCGCTGGTGGGGATGAACCATCACCATGAAGTTGGCCTCGAACAGACGGTGCCGGTACATGCGGAGCCCAAAGTCCAGCCCGCAGAGCATGAACGGCTCGATCAGTGGGGAGTCCATGACGTTCTCGATGACGTAGGGCAGCCCCGTAGCGAGCAGGAGTTCTCGTACCGGCTCAATTAGCATCGGGTATTCCCGGTCTTTCAACCACGGAAGATGCCGCATACGGGAGTAGCCCTGGCACGGCGGGCTGGCGTGGATGGCATCGAAGGGCTCGCCAGAATCAGTCACCGCAGCGAACAGGTCCAGCCTGTTTAGCGTGGAGATGGCGTCGCACTGGTGGAACTCGAACGGGTAGTTCGGCTGCGGCTCGATGTCCACCCCCACCACCTCGAACCCGGCGCGGTGATAGCCCATCGCCGCCCCACCAGCACCGCAGAACAGATCGAGGAGTCGGGGCCTACTCATCACATACCAGATTCTCAAGTGCGCCGACGGTCGCCGACAGTTGGTCATCCCCGATGATCCCCCATTCGTCGTAGTCGAAGGTGTCGGCCGCCCTCACCACGTTCAGCATTGCGGCCACCGTTGAAGGAGAGAAGGTGTCGGAAAACTCCTCGCCAACCGGACCCCCGTTCGCTGTTCTGAATCTCGCTTCCCCGGCCAGAACCTGCAACCTGCCGATCCAGTCCGGTTCGTAATCAGTGAACCCGCCGCATTTGTCGCAGGATAGGCAGAGTGTGCCCTTCTCATCATGGTCATGCGCGGGGTGACCGCATTCGCACAGCATGGTCGTTGTCACTTCCCCCTCTGTCTGGTCTTCGGGGGAGATGGGGGTGGTCATAACTGCATTTCCTTCCAAGTGGCGAGCATGTGGTCGGCGGCACCGGTCACCATCTCGTCGGTCCAGTCGTAGGACTTCGGCCAGTCGCACCCTTCCTGGGTGCAGAGCCTGGTGTGCTCGTCGTGGCACCAGTTGAGGGCACAGATGGGGCACGCCCACTCTGGATGCTCGGCATCGTCGGCCATCAGCATCAGCGGGTTCTGCGTGTACCGGTCTTTAATGATCGACATGGCTTGGGACCAGATGGCGTTGTGAGCGCCCATGAGCGGATCGAAGTTGTCAAAGCTCGATCCCTCGTTCATCTCCGACAAGAGGTTGCTCAGGGCTTTCTGGCCATCCTCAGCGATCAGCGAGTCGAGCTTCCGTAGGGCGATGGCCTTGCGCAGTCGATCCCAGTGGTCAGGGCAGAACTTCATTCGGTCCCTCCCAGGTTGTCGAGCTTGGCGAGGGCTTTGCGAAAGTTCAACACTCGGAGCGCAGCCTCATCGTGCCCCTCACGACCCAACAACTCCAACAACTTGCGGAAGTTGGAATCACCCACTTCCTGCGCCGCTTGGCATACCTCCACCAGCGCCAGGATGGTTTCAGGATTAGCGGCGGCGATGAAGGCGGCGTCGTGGCGATCTGCCTCAGAGTCACCCGTAGGCGTGATCATGTAGGACCGCCAGGAGTCGTAGATGCCATCAGTCTCGGTGAACCAAGGACCGAGCGTGGCTGTCTCCGCGACCTCTCTTAGCTGTTGTAGGTCTAGTGATTCAGGTTGAGTCACGACTTTGCCGCTTTACGGCCTGCGTCGGTGGACTGGATCACGACGCCTCCGGGGATTGATCGGTTAGGTAGATGTCCCCTGGCGGAACTTCGGGGTCGGTCACTACTGGGACACCCCGGTAGTTCTCTGGTCGGCAGGGACACCAGTCGTATCGGTGGAGGTTCCCGCAAGTTGCACAAGCCGGGCTCGGGGTCGGTTGGTCACTCATGGCTGCGATACCTCCGAATGTGTAGACGACGACGGGGCTTCCAATAGGGGCGCGGCGGGGTCAACATCCCGTCTCCGTGACGGACGACGTACTCCCGCCCGCAGACGCAACGGGCACGGTCACCGAACTGACTACCGGGCATCGGCAGACTCCACGGGCGGGGAGCGCACGTCGGGGTCGGTTGGTCACTCACTGAACATCCTCCTGCCGAAACGGATATTTGTCGCTGTACTCTGGCTCTCCCAACACTCGGTCGATGGCGGCGTCCCGTTGAACCTTCCCGCAGGAGCACAATCCATCTCCTCGGCGTGTATCCAGGTCATGTTCCGGCCCATGACCCCACCGGCACCAGTGGTGGCCTGCCTTCCGAATCTCACGCAGTACCGACTCTCTGCTGTCGATGCGAGCAATGAACCGAGCGTTCACTTCGTCCTGACCCCGCAGGTGGCCGTAGAACTCCATCTGTGCGTCAATGCGGTCTCGATACCCGTGCAGTTCTTCGTCGGTGATCGGCTCGGTCATCCTGAGCACCCCGGAGGCAGGTTCGATAGCCCGTTCATGGCTGGGCTTCGATCCAGAATTCCAACCGACCGACCGCACGCCAGGCACCTGCGAGGGCGTCAGCATTGAAGTCGATGGTGAGTGCCTTATCCAGCGCGGCGACCAGCTCGGTCAGCACGTGGGTCGGGACCGAAGTCATCGATTCCGGCTCCCCGGTGACCTCGGGATTCATTCGTACTCCCCTTCATCGCCATAGTCAGGATTGTCGTCGCGCTTCGGGCACGACCGGAAGGTATGGCCCTCCTGCTCGCAGTAGTCGCAGTAGTCGTCCATCACGACGCCACCAGCGGGCATTCATGGTCGGGATCTTCGGGCAGCAGGCACACATCAAGGTCATCGCAGGTCGGGCGGCAGACACTCGACGGGCAGTAGTGATCTCCGTTCGTCCCGCAGTCGAGGCAGTGGGTGTAGGTCCGCTCAGCGATGCCGGGCTGGTAGAGGTGGAGATGCTCGGGCCGGATGACCGCGTCCCATTCGTGGCGTTCGACGTGGCCATCAGAGGTCGCATAGTCGATGACGTGCTGCGCCTGCTCGGCGGTGTCGTAGCCGCTCCAGGTCGAGCCGCGATCCCAGCGAATTCGGAAGTTCTCGTAGGTGCGGATGGTGATGGTTTCGCTTCGGGTGTTCATGCCTGCACCAGCGCAGCGCGCAGTTCGGCCCGCTCGGTCTTAAGTATGTAGGTCATGTGGGTTCTCCTTGCTGGATGTCTACAAGGTCCATGGTATAGCACCCTATCTGTCCCGTCAAGGGTCAAACCGAGAGTTCGCGATAGTTAGCCTTTGGCTAGCCCTAGTTCAATACCGGGGCATTATCCCTGGTAGGAGCCTTGACCTAGAGGGACATAGGGCTATACTTATTAGTAGAAGGAAGCACCAAACAAGGAGAACATGACATGACCTACCGTGACCGTCGAGAAGCGAAAGCGGATCGACTCAGAGAATGGGCCGGCAAGCGTGAAGTGTCCGCATCTGCGGTACTTGCAGCGCACGAGATCTACCGAGGAGACACCGCTTTCAACACGCAACCCGGACATATCCCGTTGCGAGCTCGGGTGATCGCCCAGGATGACCGGGCCTTCGAGAGTCTGGCCAAGGCCCGGGAGATGAGCGATCGGGCCGACAGCATCGAAGCTGCCGCCGCGAGATCCATCTACTCGGACGACCCCGACGCCATTGAGCGACTGACCGAGAAGCTGGCCCGCTTGGAAGCCGAGCGTGAGCAAGTCAAGTTCGAGAATGCCGCCTTTCGCAAGACTCACCGGGCCGAACTCAAGCTGCTGACCCCCTACCAGCGTGACCAGGCGATGCCCCACCGTGCCTACGTCGGCACGAACCTCTCGGGAGTCATCAGCAACACCCGCAAGCGGCTTGAGGGATTGCAGCGTCAGGCGGTGCAGTCATGACGTTGTCCGCCGACAGCCCAGTCATCCGCGAACTCTGCTCCGCCTATCAGGAGAATCGCAATCTCACCGGGTGGCGATACCAGATCATCGCGGAGGATCGTCGCAAGTACATCGCCATTGACGAGACAGACGAGGGCGATCACCCGCCCTACGTGCATCGCTCCGGGCGCTTCCTGGTCGATCGGTCGGACGGGGTCGTCTATACGATCAAAGGCTACGGCCAGCGCGGCCACCGCGTCGGGATCGTGGAGACTCTGACCGCCAGCTACCGGGAGGGGACCGCAACGTACCCGACAGATCGCAAGCCGACCTGTCACGTTGAAACGTCGCACTCACGGGTCGCGAGGTGGTCAGCATGAGAACCTCGAACACTCACGACAAAGGCGCCCTGTTCGGCTATGACGGGCAGACGATGTGGGTCGAGTCGACGCTTGACCTCGCGCCGGCGTTCGATTGCGAGAAGTGCGGGCCGGTTGTTCATCAGCCCATACCCGAAGATGAATCGCATTGTGGCTGTAGCGGCCGGTGTGACTGTGACTGCCACGAGTCGACATCATGACCGCCACCTTTGAGATCGTGAAATCAGTTCGTCGGGAGATCCTCGCCGACATCATGCGGAGCGTCGACGAGGCGTCCGGCATTCTCGAAGCACACGACGCCTACCGTATTCGCCCGCCAGCAGCTCTCATCGGGGGTGAGTGGGACTGGTACTGGCATCTCACCCGACCCGAGCGGAATCGACTCCGTAAGGGGTGGATGAGCGACACAGCCGACGGCCCCGATCTCATCGCTGACCGGTTCCATCTCCCCGTCGATGAGGCAATGGCCGAGTGGCTTCGCTGCACCCGGATCATCGACGCCGCCCGCTCCATGCAGATTCGCAAGTCCGGCGGCGGGTACGTGCCGGGTTCGGCCAGTCTCGGTGGGGACATCGACGACTTGTTCCCGCACCCGATCTATCAGTTGACAGAATTGTTCTCACCACAGCCATCGTGCGTCTGGTATCTAGCTGAGGTCAGCGCAAACGAGGATGAGACCCGAGAGGAGGCGACATGGGAGACCAGCAGAATTTCGATCTCGGATATGGATACGATGGACTTCTGAAAGCACTTACGATTCGCCAACCTTGGGCATCTCTCGTAGTGGATGGCGAGAAGAACGTTGAGAACAGAACCTGGTCGACCAACTACCGGGGCGTTCTTGTCATCCATGCCGGGTCACAAATCGACTCCGAGGCTCCCCACCCGACCGACGGACCCACTGGAGCGATCATCGGCACCGTCCGGGTCGTCGACTGCGTTCAAGATTCGGACAGTGAGTGGGCCATCCCCGGCCAGTGGCATTGGATCCTCTCCGACCCACGTCCCTGCCGCCCACGTCCTGCCAAAGGGTCTCAGGGCTTCTGGAGCCTGTCTGAGACCGAATGGGCGTGGGTCCGCCGCACTCGTCAGTCCAGAAGCGCCGTCGCCTGAGCCTCTGAGGCTTTGGGGCCTACGTATTCAAAGCTGGCAGTCAGACGAGATGAAGAGCCGACTATGCCGACTCTGCCGGTCGTCCGGCTGGCAGAGCTAACCATCGATGGCTTGCGACTCATGGACCACAGCGAAGAACGGGCGCGGTGACGGATCATCGCTGGCGAACTGGTGACCGACCGATATCGCTGCCCGCTCGTCAGATAGATCGAGGCGACGAACTCAGACGTAGCGTTGCCGATCCCCACCCCCTGGAAGTCGGGCAGGCAGACCGTTCGATGCCCCTTCGTGAGATTCTTAGTACGCGGGTGCGGGAAGTGCAGGGCTGCGACGAACGCCGCCGGCCGTCCCTCCACCAGGGCCACGAAACACGCCGCGCCTTTGTGAATGTCGGCGCTCAGATAGTGATAACGATGGAACTGCCCCCACGCTGCGGTGGTCGTGCGATAGATCTCAAGTTCGATTGAGGGTCGTTGAAGACACTCCCATCGAAACGACGCAGCTCCAGTGTCGTAGACCCAATCCGGCGTCAGCCAGTCGATGATGTCGTAGTGGCACGACGCGACCACCAATTGCTTCTCCGATCGGCGAATGTGCTTCGCCACCGCCGCGGACGCGATCTTCGCCACTGTTCGATCTACGACCGATGTGAACTCGTCCACGATCGCCAGGTTGGGAGTCTGGGCCAGCACACGGGCGAGGTCGGCTCGGAACTGTTCGCCGTTTGAGAGCGTGGCATACGGGCGCATCCACGAGGGAGGGGAACTGAACCCGACCGCCGACAGCGCGCCGGTTACGTCCTTCACGCTCATCGCTGCGGGGAACCCGTCCACCACCGCCTTGTCCGTCGGCCACGTGGGGTTCACGGGCTTGCCGAACATCTCGGTGAGTAGCGTCGACTTGCCCGACCCCGACGGGCCGACGACCAGCCCGATTTTCCACGGCTTCTCATCGAGAGGGAGATCGACGTCCCAGGACAGCTCGGCCCGCTCGGCTGGCGGGACGTCGAATAAACCTTCGAGCTGGATGACCCGGGGAGTCCGGTCGATGACCGTCGATCTCACCCAAGTAGAGCGCGGCATTCGTACCCCTCTTCGGCCATGCGGCGGATGAGATCGATCTGTTGAAACTCGTCCTTACAGGAGACGATCACACTCCAACTACTCGTGAGTTCGCCGCTCTGATCGTCGGCGAGAGACGGACCATTCAGATGCGCCAGCAAGTCGGCCAGTTGGCTGTCGTCGTAGCCCACCCCCGCGAGGCCGAGGTCTGTCTGGGAGATGGACTGCAACATCGACGCCAGGCCCGCGTCATCCCACCCGCCAATCTCCACCAACCGGTTTGAGGCCACGAGATATGCCATCGCCTCTTCGTCGTCCTTCGACGCCCAGCCGCGCTGCACCGGAACGTGCCAGTTGCCGTGAACGACGGTGATTCCCTCGGGTGGTTCGGCCCCAGCTTTGGCATCGGCGAACAGGACCGAGACGCGCCCGTGACCCGCGGCCAGAAGTCCGGTGCGCTCATCGAGCAGGATGGATTCCGTGTACCCAAACCGCGACATCGACCGACGAATCTCTTCGAGTGAATGCAACTTTGGATTGGACGGGTGGAACCGACTCACGAGGTCGCCGAGGTCCATGTAGACCAGCGTGCGCTCGCCCCCATCGACGGTTACGGCGTCGTCGTCGGGTGCCGCGTCGGTCACGCCATTCGCCGCTTCCGCGCCTGCCCCATCGAGAGCTTCACAGCGTACACCGTGACCCCCGCCATCTCCGCTATCTCAGCCAAGGTCGCGCCGGCCTGTTGCGCTTCCTCGTACAGCAGTGATCGGCGCTCATAAAGAACCTTCGTTGTGGCGACCTCGTGCTCTAGCTCGTGGGCCGTGTGCGCAAGCTCGGCGAGGACGTCGTCTTTCTCTCGGGGCAACGCGGTTATTCCCTTCACTCAGTCTCCCCCAGGGCTTCGGAGGTCGGCTGGCCGTCGAGGTCAACCAGGCGCCCGACACCGGCATCGCGCTCAGCGTCCTCTTGCATCCTGGCGATCTTGTCGCGCTGTTCGTTAATCGCATCGACGGCCCAGGCCGCGTCGATGATGGTGGTGTCGGTGGCGTGGAAGCTGGGGATGTAACGAACCTGATCCTCATCTCCCTTCACGGGTTTGTAGCCCGTCCCGTTGCAGTCGGCGCGGATGAGGAAATACCGGGTGTCGCCGATCTGCGTTTTGGCGACCGCTTCGACCATCGCCTTGTCTACCTTCAGTGGCTCATGGAGTCCGCCGCCGGCATTGCCGATGGTGACTCCGACCTTGGTGACCGGGCACCCTTGATACGACTCCAGGCCGAGGGGGTTTTCGTCGGTGACTTCCGGGCTCATGTAGTGCTCCTTGCTAGATGATACGGGGGACAGGTCAATACCCTACCCCATGGACGTTTAGCCTGCTGTCCCCTATCCCGTCGCCCGTCGGCGCTTGGCTTGAGCTTTGAGAATCTCCCGGTCGGCAGCCTCGGCGTCGCCACACAACTCGATTCCAATTCGACAGCCGGGAGGTTCGTCGTGGGCGTAGACCTTCGACGCCGACATCGCGAAGATGCACGAGTCATCCTTCAGGAGTCCTCCGTCGACCATCGCGTCTTCGGTAGCGCGGATCAGCTTGCTCAAATCCGGGCGGGAACGGTGGCGCGATCTGTACCGATCGGAGGTAAGTGCGAAACGGAAATGCATCGCCACGAAGATGGGTTCGTCAATCGCCGGGCGCGGGTGCTCGCCGAGGTAGTCCCGCGTGGCCGTTGCAACTGATTGTCTCCATGCCGCGTGTCCGGCGCGCCCGGTCTTGCTAGCTCCCTCGGTGACGATAGCTCGACCGCCGCGGATGAATGCCGACTTTGATCCCTGAGGGAATGGCGTCCCGACGACGTTGAGTTCAATCATGTCGGCGTCGATGATGCTACCGATGCCGCGGCCTCATCGAATAGCGAGGGGAGTGCCATCTCGGCCTCGGCGCGCTTGAGGTTCGTCACAGCCGTCGACCAATAGGACGGCTTCAATTCGCACCCGACAAACCGCCGGTTGTGGAGCAGGGACACGTACCCCTCGGAGCCGATGCCGGCGAACGGGGACAGGATCAACTCGCCGGGGTTCGACCACAACCGAACGCACCGCTCAATCAGCGGGAGTTGCAATGGGACGATGTGGCGCTCGTCCGCGTCCTCTTTGGCCGTGACCGTGTTGAGCGTGGCCGTCTCCCGAATGTCGTACCAGACGCCGTGCGCCCACTGGATCCACGTCTTTTGGTCGATATCGGGTACGACCGGGACGGCGTTCTCCCCTGGCTTACGGAACATCAGCACGTAGTCGGTCAATGCTGGCCGCGAGACGGTGGAGTCCCGGTAGAGCTGGACGAATAGAAGGCTGGCCGTCTTGGTCCGGATCGCCTGCATCTGCGGGTCCTTGTCCACGGTGGTCTCGCCGTGGAATATCCACCCGGCATCCTGGTGGGCTTGGATTACCTGGCCCCGGAAGTCGGTCAGGCTCATCATCCCGTGCTGCACCTTGGTGGTGGTGATCTGTTGGACGTGAACGCAAGACAGACGGCCCGGCTTGGTCACCCGATACATCTCCCGAAGGATGAACCCGTAGTGCTCGATGAATCCGTCGCGGGTGGAGTTGTTACCGAGGTCGCGGTCGCTTGGGCTGTAGACGTACAGGCTGGCGAATGGCGGCGAGTAGATGGACAGGTCGATCGACTCGTCCTCAATCTCGGCCAGCCGCTCGCAGGAGTCGCCGAGCATGAGATTCCAACCTTCGCCCGACTCATCGCCGGTCACATAATCGAAGTCGTCGGGCATATGTTCCTCTCAGTAGCAATGTGATTGACCAGCGCCTCGGTGAGCACGGAGGCTTGTAGTTCCTTCGCCTTGACGTTGGCGACGATCTGCTGTTCGATCTCACTGACGATGACGTGAGCTGTAACAGGGTGCTCCTGGCCGAACCGCCAGCACCGTCGGATTGCCTGGTAGTAGGACTCGTAACTGTCGGATAGCCCTAGGAACGCCATCTGGTGGCAGTTCTGGAAATTCATCCCGAATCCCGCAATTGAGCATTTTGTAATAAGGACCCGAATGTCCCCGTCTTGGAACGCTTCGAGCGCGTCGGCCTTCGCCTCGGGGGTCCAGTTGCCCTGAACGTTGACCGATCCGTCGATCTGCCGAGCTACGGCGTCGGCCTCATCGTTGAGCCCGCACCACACGATCCATTGATCCGTGTGGTCCACCAGTTCGAGAGTCCGCAGAATCCGAGCGTCCATCGTCTGCCGGCGCACCCGGGCCCGACCGCCGACCCCACCTAACTCGGTGGCGAACAGTTGCCCGTCAGCTTCGATCGACGCCATGACAATCTCAGGCACGATGCTCAGGGTCGGTAGTTCGTACCCCTCATCGGAGTAGCCGAGATCGGACGGCCGGCGCATGGCCGATGCCCATAGCCCAATGAACCGGTACATGGCATCGGCAGCGTGACCTTTCATCCGCCAGCCATCATCGTCGTGGATGAAGAACGCTGCCAGCATCTCGGCGCGGGGCATGATGCCGAGGAATTCACAATGATTGGTCAGCTCGGCCACGTCGTTCGGTGCCGGCGTTGCCGTGCATGCGAGTCGCATCGGTGTCGCCGCGAATTGGCGGGTCAGATTCTCGCGGGTCTTGCCCGCAACGTTCTTGAGAATGGATGACTCGTCGAGCACAACCGCGCCAAAGTCAGCCGCATCGAACCGGTCAGCCATCTCATAGTTCGTGATCCACACACCGGGGCCAGTTGCTTCACCAGGCGAACGGACATAGCGAATCTCCATGCCGACCCGGGTGGCTTCCTTGACCGTCTGACGGGCCACGGAAAGGGGGGCCAGGATCAGCGACCGATCGGCGGCATGAGCCGCCCATTGGAGTTGAATGCGAGTCTTCCCAAGCCCGGTGTCGTAGAGAATGGCCGCGCGCCCCGTCTCCAATGCCCACGTCACGGCGTCCCGTTGAAATGGGAATAGGGACGGGTGAAGGACGGCCGGGTCAATCTCGATGCCAGCGACCAACCGATGCCGTCTCTTGTTGGCAAGGAAGTCGGCATAGCTCACAGCCACACCTCCGACCCGTCGACCCGAACGATAGGCGTGGTCTTCGGGTCTTGCCACGACTTGAGCAGGAGCCCGAGTTCGCCGGCGCGGGCCACGTTGTGGTGCGCCCAATGATGACACCCACCTGGGCCGCAGAGATGAAGGATGTTCTCGGGGCGCTCATCTCGTTTCTGAGACCTCAGAACCCGGTGGTGGTACTCGGATGCCCGGCCGAGGCAAACGGTCGGTAAACGCGCCTCACAGCGCCCCTGAGAGCGCCAGGCGACGATGAGCCGGGAGTCCCGTTCCTCGGCGACCTGTTTCTTCGTTTTGCGCTTCGGCTTGCGCTGGTACTCCGTGCGTTGCAATTGGCCTCCGGACTTGAGTGGTGACGTGCGTTTCAACGGAGTGGATCGTTTCATGATGGTCGCTTGCTCCCGCGCGAATAGATGTGCACGTCCGGGCCACCGTCGCGCCAATCTTTATGCACCGGCTCCGTGATGATGATGGCGGTTTCCTCGGTCTCTAGGTTGCGAGCGAGGAAGGCGACCGTGCCACGGACGACGGCGTGGATGACTTGGGTCACGGTTCATCCAGCCCATCTCGAACGTCACGTTCCAGACTCGGCAGACCCTCGGAGTCGATACCCGTAATACGCCAGCGTCCCAGTTGTCTTGGATCAGGCATCGCCTGTTGTGCGGTGATGTCCAGAATGGCGTGATTGAACTCGCACGTTCCGATGGTCCCGGCGATCCGGCAGTCCAGTGAGTGCTCGATGAACCAGGTGTCCTCGGTGAAGCAGACGTAGTGATGGGGGTCGTTCTTCACGATCCGCAGACCCGCGGCAACCAGGTTCTCGGCGATCTTTTGCTTGATCATCTCGTCATGGCTGCCTGGGCCGCCGAATAGAGCGGCCCGGATCGGTTCATACTCGGCCTCGGTCAGTTTGTAGGTCACGCATCCTCCTTCGTCGCCGTCTCCCACATTTCGACTTCAGCATCCGTCAGAACTTCAGTGCTGCCATAATCCAGCCCGAGGAAGAAGCCATCGCAGACGGCGTTGTGGCGTTCTTCTAGGTCGCAGTTCGACTTGCTGATCTTGCGAAGCAACGACCGCGCTACCAGTAGATCGTCCTCTCGTAGATGGAGCAGTGACTGATAGTGCTCGACCATCGTCTGCGATCTGGTCATCGGTCCCTCCCTCTCAGCAGTTCCTTCGGCGGCACGCTAGGCCCGTCTGGGAAGTGGCAACCACCCCGGCGCCCGGTTACGCAGTCGCTCGCATACCGACCCTGTTCGTGGTCCGGTCCCAGCGGGTCGGCTCGGTTGGCGATTTCCCAACACGACCAGCACGGGTGAGGCTCGCCGGCCTTCGCCAGCCACAACGCTTGCCACACGATCGCGGGCGGGGCAGGCTGCGACCATCCCTGGTATATGTTCCCATCCGCTGTGCCCACAACCAGCCGGACAAGCGGGTACCCGGCCTCGGCCATCGCCGCATTGAACCGATGAACCGTCACGATGTTGCGTTCCCGGTGAGAGGTGTCGGTCATCGGTCGCCCTCGTGGCGCTCGCCCGGGTATTCATCCCAGGTGCGGCCGTCGAGCAGTCGGCCCGCCTGGTGTTTGCCCATTCGGAACATTGCCTCCCACCCGGGCTCGGTACTGGGGGCGCTCCAGTTGGTCCCGGTGCGGCCGTCTGTGTGCATCCAGATCGCTTCGCCTGGTGAGGGCGGGCCGTCGTTTCGATTCACCCACGCGCCGTTCTGTTTGAACAGGAAGGCAACACCGGCCGCGTTGCACCGGTCCCGAATGTCCCGCGCCCACTGCGGGTGCATGGGCCGTGCTCCCTGTCCGCTCTCTCCACCCACGATTACCCAATCGATGCCGGTTAGGTCGAGCGAAGGGAGCGGGCCGAGCAGCGGCTCAAGAGACAGAAACCGGACTGCCGCCGGGGTGGCCCGAAGGTGGTCGGCTCGGAAGGTGTAGCGGTCGCTCTCGATGCTGGTGCCTAACCAAACTTGGTCCAGCGGTTCCTCGCAGGCGTCGAGCACCCGTCCCCGGAAACGAGTGCATGTGATTGGGTCCTCGCCCAGATAGGGCTCGCCCGTTGTCACGTTCGTTTCGGGCGGCATCACCCAACTCAGCCGACGGCAGAACCGCGCCATGGCTTGAGGTCGTTTCGTGAGGATCTGATAGACGTGCTGCGGCGCGGCGGCCATGACCTGCCAGATGTCCAACCGGAACACGTCGGGGACATCCACATGGAACAGGTCCGACATGGAGTTGACGAATATCCGCCGCGGCTTAGTCCACCGGAGCGGCTGATCGAGTCGGTCGGGGTGCAACGTCAGCGCGAACCCTGGCCCGCTGGTGCGCGGGTCTCCGTCGTTCTGGTAGCCCGGCGACCCCATCGCCTTCAGGCGCTTGGCAAGGGTCATGGCGTAGCAGTGGTCGCAGCCGGGCGACACCCGGTCACAGCCAGTAGTCGGATTCCAGACGTGGGTCGACCACTCTATGCTCGTCTTACCCATTTGCATCGCTCCGTTCGTGACACTCGCACGTGCATTCGTCACGCCATCCCGCGCCAAACTCGTCGTCAAAGGTTTCCCAGCAAGGGCAATGTCGCCAGTCATCACCGTTGTCCCGCTGATGGACGACCGGGCCGCAGTTCGGGCAGTTGACCGTCTGCTCGATGCCGTTGACGATCACGATGTCTCCGGTCGGTGGCCTTGCATCAGTCGTCCATCGGCATCGGCCGCGTCGGCTGCTTCGATCAAGTACTGGCCCCACTCTCGGGCGACGCCGGGGTGGCAGATAATCGAGAGGGTATCTGCAGCGGCGTGATTCCATTTTCCCAGCACGTCCATGGCGACGATGCCGTCGACGCGTCCTTTGGTCAGGTCCAGCGCTGAGCGCACCACGGCTCCCTTTGCGAGGAAGGTCACGCCGGGACGCGGCACCCACGGCTTGCCGAACCCCGGTCCATCCGGTTCGGAGCCTTCGGGTGGTTCGGCGCGATTCTCGGTCATGTAATTCTCCTTGTCGGCCCGAGTCTAGCCCACTATCTGTCCGGCGTCGGGCCGGGTTGTTCAGCCAGTCTTTGAAGTCGGCGAGTAGCTCGCGGCACCCGTCACAGAGCCCGCGCTCTCGTGGAGTCTCCAGGCCGGTAACTCCCGGCGGGCGGCACCACCAGCAATATTTCACGCTCGTTCCATCCATGCGACGAAATCGGACAACTCACGCGATCGCTCAGGGTTCTCCCACCGGGCCGCGTCGCCGTCACCTTGACTGGGCCGTCGACCGAGCCAGGCGGTTGGTGTAGGGATCAGAGACACGTCAGCGCCGTCCTGAGGTCCGACCCGTTCCCACTCGATGAGTTTGAGATCGCCGAGGTTGGGAACACCCGGTACCCGTTCAGCGAGGATCTTGCAGGCGTCCTTGTCGATCTCCGAGTACCACCGGAGGTCGGGGTCCATGCCCATCATCTCCAGGGCGAGCTCTGCCCCGAGAATCCCCGTACAGAGCGAGCCGACCTTCACGCTCGCTCCGGTTCGATTGCGAACGTCGTCGTGTCGTCGTCCTCGTCCCACCCGCGCCAGGGCTTAAGCGCGGCGATGAGTCTCGGGTAGCAGTCGTAACGGGGGTCGAGGTGGGGCACTTGGGCCTGCCAGTCGAAGAGCATGGCTAGAACACCGGGTCTAAATCGAGCTTGGGCTCGGCAGGCGCGAAGTCGGACGCGGACCGGAGAATGGGTATCCACGGCCACTCATGGGGGAGAGTGCCGCGCTCAAATCGTTTCGGCCAATGGAACGCCCCGCGGGGTGGATGAGGAAACCGGACATCGGCAGAGTCGGGTCGATCTGTGTTCTTCTTGGTGTGAAGCGCGATCGTTACCTCGGGCCACGCCGCCCACCGCTGTCCTCCGATTGATCGAATCTCTCGCTGCTCGCCAGACTTCCCCGCTGGCGCGTGGTGCTCCAACAGAAGCGCACATCCCCACCGCTTCCGAATGTCGTCGAAGATTTGCTGTAGGCGTTCGGCGTGGCGCGGGTCACTGGTGCTGTCGGCCTGGGGAAGCATTTTGTAAATCGGGCCGCCGATGATGAGCTGGGGCCGGACGTCTTCGAGCACTTCTTCCAACTCGGACCGGTCCCGACGCGAACGCAGGTTCATCCCGTAGGGCGCTGACAGAAGTGCCGGCCGTCCGGGCTGCGCTCCCGGTACGCGGCTAAGAAGGTTGCGCAATCGGATGGATGTCGGCAGGAGTTCGTCGTCGTCGTTCTCGGCATCGACTACCAATACTCGGACAGGGTCCATCGGTTTCAAGGTGAACGGGTGGATGCCCGCCGAGGCACAGAACGCCACCTGTCTCGCCAAATAACTTTTCCCCAATTTCTCAGTCGCCAGCAGAATTATACGCGTGTGCTGATTACAGACGCCTTCGATGAGGGGGACCCCAACGCCCCGGTGCTCAGCAATGGCGTAGTCGTCCCACGAACGCCAGTACCGGTCGGGCAACCTTCCGCCTCGGTCGAGTTCGCGGATTCGATCCTCCAGCGAGTCAGCAACTTCGGACGGGTCGGCCTGGTTGGCGAGCGCGGTCCGCGCCTCCAGGGCGGCGAGGTCGAGCTTCCGAGCCGCCGACTCCCGCCGGATGATGGACGCGTACGAACCCACTGAGGACGCGGTCGGGACATTGGCGCTGAGAGCCAGGAGACTTCCGATGCCACCGACGTCGTCAAGCGAATTCTGATGCCGTAGAAGATCGGCGACGGTGACCGCGTCGACGCTGGAGCCGGTCTGATGAAGCTCGACCACCGCGGCGAAGATGGTTCCGAACCCCGCCGAGTAGAAGTCGCCCGGCGCCAGTTCAGCCACCAGCGTCGGGAGGGCAACCCGACTCGACATCGCTAGGCCGAGGGCGCATTCCTCGGCTTCCCGGCTTGACCTAGCGTCGGTCACCGATGACCCGCCGCTTTCTGCCGGGTCCAGACCCTAGGTCTAGTGGTTACCACCGGACCCCTCCCCCGGAAGGCTTAGAAACGCCCACAGCGACCTCTCAAGCGAACCCACGCCCGTCCCTGGTG